TCACTTTTCGTTCCCCACGCCATTTTCCCGCTCATGATCCCGCCGGGCCATCATCCGGGCAATGGCCTCGGCGAGCGCGATCACGTCCGGATGGGGCGGGCGAGCTGGGGATAGCGGGGGCAGCAGCTCTTGCCTGCGGCGCGCCATCAGCGCCAGGTCTCCTCGATGGCGGGGAAAATGGGCCCGGCGGGTGCGGCGCGCGTCTGCGCCAGCAGGATGACAAAGACGAGGAAGATGCCGACGACGATCAGCACCGCGACGATCAGGGCGTCACGGGCCCGCTCGAAATCGGAAGGAAGCTTCATCGCCGTTCCCGCGTCATGGTTGATCATAACCTCGGCCCGGGCCCAGCTCATCGCGAAATCTCCTTCAGGGCGGCGTCGCGCGCAGCGGTGAGCTCGGCCATGGCGTCGTGCGTGCCGCCATGGTCAGGGTGGTGCTCCTTCGCGAGGCCGCGATAGGCCGTCTCGACCATCTCGGCGGTGATCGGCTTGCCACCAGCGTCGAAGCCCAACACCTCGCGCCACGGCCGCCGGCCCGGCGCCGGCAGTGCGGGGATGAACCCCTTGAAGGTCGCGCGCACGAGCGAGAGCGTCCCATGCCGCAGCTCGGTGCGCCGGGCTTCGAGCACGTGGTGGATCGCCTGCAGGTTCGCGGCGGGCGTGTCGTATCGGTCCACCGGGATGCAGCGCTGCTCGCCGTCCCAGGTGAACCACACGGCGACGCCTGGGTCCGCCGGCCGGCTTTCACCAAGCGACACGTTGGACGACAGGACGATTCCCGCGACTGGACTCCCGCTATCGCGCCCGAAGGCCAGGAGCGAAGAGCGCACATTCTCCAGCGCGCCGGCGAGCGTCGTGCGGAACTGGCCTTTCTCGCGGGTTCGCGCCCGGGGAAAGCTCTCGGGCCAGGAAAGCGGGTAGGCGGCGGTCATCGGGCAGCCCTCGCCCTGGTCTCGGCGATAACCGCCTCAGCCCGGTCCTCGTCTCCGGTGGCGCACCACAGGGCGAGCGCCAGCACAAACGGGTCGATGCCGTGAAGCTGCCAGAACGCCTCCTCGCCGATCCGGTGTTGCGCCTTCGGATCATCTTGGTGGTGGTGCCGGCACAGCGGCACGGTCCATTCGTCGCTCGGGCGCTCGGCGCCGCCGGTCTCACGCTTCCCATGAAGCGCGGATGCCATGCGCACGTGGGCGCCCTCCACCTGCTTCCGGGAGCCACAGACGCAGCAGGGCAGGGAGCGGATGAACTTGACGTGCTGCTGGTGCAGCCGGCGCGGCCGGCGCTTGCCTTTAGGCGGCGCGGCGGCGAAGGCGGTGGCGGGACGCACGATGCGCATGGGGCGGCTCATGCTGCGCACTCCCAGGCACCGCGCTCCTGCAACCATGCATGAAGCCGGCGGCAGCGCTGGAGATCGTCCCACGCCCCATGCGCGCCGGCGCGGGGCTCTTCCCCCAGCAGGATGGAGCAGGCCTCATCCAGGCTCGGCCATTTGAAGGAGCCGTCCTCCCGGTCTGCCTCAATTCGGCAGAAGGGCGTGGCCGCCTTCATCGTGTCCACGAACTCTAACCCAGGACGGGTCCAGAGCTTCGTCTCCTTGCCCCGACGCAGCAGCATGCCCTCGATGATCTGCCGGTCGAAGTCGATCCCGTGGCCCACAACCATCTCGGACTGCGCCGCGAGGCCGCAGAGCACCCCAAGCGCGGCCACCTCGGAGAGACCCCGTTTGGCGGCGAGCCGTGTGGAGATGCCGTGCACGGCCTCGGCGCCGGCGCGCACCTGACGCCCCTCTGCCTTGATGTGCAGGTGGAAGAAGTCGCTCTCGGATTCGTCGATCACGAGCTGGGCGGCGATGCTCACCGCCCAGGGCTGGGAGGGATCGTCGAGCGGGCGGTCCCGCTTCAGGAGGTCGGACGTCTCGGCGTCCATGAACAGCACGGCGCTCATGCTCCTGCGAGCTCCCTGACCTGGAGGGTGACGTCCTCGGCGGAGATCTCGCCCTTCAAGCGGCGCACGTGCAGTGCGTAAATCTCCCGGAGGATGGCGGTGTCTTCATCGGGCGGGGCTCCAACGGCTTTGCCCACGAAGGCTTCGTGCAGCCCTTTGAGGCTGGCGGGCTGCACCGCGCGAGCGAGCGCTTGGTGGTAGGCCGTGAACTGTGCGGAGGACAGGCCGGGCTGGGGTTGGGGGGCGGACGCACCCGGCCTGTCCTCCTGCTCGCCGGGCGACACCGGCGAGGTCTCGGTGGGCGTGTCGAGCACCTGCTCTTCACCGCCTTGTTCTTCATCCCGCTGCTCGCCGGCCGTCTCACGCTCGACGTGCTCAAGCGAAAAGCCGGGCGCGGTCGTGCCCGCTTTCAGACGGGACGCGAGCGTCGGGCGCTCCGGCGTCACGTCGCGGAAGTCGCGATAATCGGCTTCGTCTTCGATGCGCAGTGCGTCGGCGAGCTCGGGGGACGCGGGCATGCGCTTCATGAGCCGGCGGATGACGGTCTTCTTCGCCATCTCGCCTTCGTCGGTGGCCCACGGCGTGGACTTGATCTTCTTCTCCTGGAAGGCTTTCCATCCGTCAGATCGGTCGCGGATGCGGTGGACCTCCCGGATGGACATCACCTCGAAGTCGGTTTCGCCGCCCGCCAGTTTCACCACGGCGTAGTAGGCGTAGGCCTCGCCTCGGTCCTGGGCGAGGTTCGGTTTGTGGTGCAGGCGCTTGTTGTCGCCCAGCACGCACTCGAACTCGTCGCGCTCGCACACCTCGTGGGCATAGGAGGCTGCGATCTCGCCGGACTGGCGGCCGAGCTTGATGAGGCCGCGATAGCCCACGCGAAGCTGGGGCGCGAGGCGGCGTTCCTGGTTGTTCCAGCCGGTGATGAGGTAGGCCTCGCCGAGCTGGGGATCCAGCAGCAGCCCCAGCGCCGCCGCCTTCGACACCTCGTTGAACACGGCCTCGGGGTCGCACTTCAGGAGGTTCGGATGCTGGCGCAGCGCGATGGCGAGGTTGCGCTCGAAGCGCTCGGGCTTCACGTGGGCGGGGAGGGAGGCGAACAGCCCGCTCGCCCGCTCCGGCGGCAGCACCTGCGCCCTGAAAGCTTCGAAGGGGCCGATGGTGGCGACCTGGTTCACGCCGCATCCTCCTGCGGGAGGAGGCCCACGTCGGTCTCGGCATCGAGGCGCTTGCGCAGCCATTCGGGAATGAACAGCTTGGCCTCGCCCTCGAAGGCCGGCCATTCGCCGCTCTCCATGCAGCGCGCGAAGGTGTCGATGGCGCGGCGCACCCGCCGGCGGGCGTAGCCGATCCAGCTTGCGTCCACCTCCACGATGCTCACCGCGTAGGGCGGCACCTTCTCGACGCACACCAGCACGAAGGCGGTCATGTCGATGTTGCACACGGCCTTCAGGCCCATGCCGGTGAGGGCGCCGGCCATGTCATAGCCGCGTTCAAGGATGGCACGCTCCATGGCCCGCGGCGCGGCGTCGGCGGCCGTCTTGAGGTCCACCACCACCCCGTCGCTCACCGGAAGAACGTCCGGCCGGATCTTCAGCCAGATGCCGGTGACGGGGTCGCGGTAGATGATGGAGCGCTCGACCTCGCCCTGAAGGAGGCCCTGGCGCACGAGCGGGTGGCGCGCCAGCGAGGCCGCGATCCCCTTGATGTGCTGGACCTGGTCGGGCGTCAGGACAGTCTTGCCCGCCTCCCGCTGGAAGTCGCGCCATTCCCTCGCAGCCTTGGTGCGGTAGTCCGGGTACTCGTCCGGCCGCACCACGAAGTGCTGGCGGAAGCCGGCCTCGCCCAAGAGCAGGGTGTGCGCCGCTTGCCCGAAGTCGAGGGCGTCGGACTGCTCCTGCTCGATCCGCTGCGGGTTCAGATAGCTGGTGGCCCAATAGTGGGCTGGGCTGCGCAGCTCGATCGTGCGCAGGCCAGAGGAGGACACACCGGGACCGTCGGTGCAGTCGCCGTGGTAGCGCTCGACGTCGAGGGCATAGACGCCGGGCTCCTTCACGCGCTCGAACGGAAGGAGAGGGTGGATGGGGAACTGAGCGGTCATGTCAGAACGCCTCCTCGCTGTCCGGAGCGCTGGCCGCGGCGTAAGCCTTCCGGCGCTGTTCCATCTCGTGGTTCACGGTGAAAAGGACGTCCTCGTCGAAGTCCCGCGCGGCGATCCATTCGAGGAAGCCGAAATCGACCTCCGACCAGAGGTGGCCGCGCCATTTGCCGATGTGGCAGCGCACCTGGAGCGCGGGCTCGTCGGTCCAGCGGATCAGGTCCTCCAGCGGGGCGAGGGCCAGCAGGTCCCGCAGGTGGAAGGCGGTCACGTAGGCATCGGGGAAGGCGCGGTGGGAGAGCGCCGCCATCCCGCGGTCGAGGTCCGCCGGCCGGCGCCAGTAGCGCAGCGCCTGGTTGGAATGAGCCGGAGCGTCGCGCCAGAGCCGCAGGGCGGCCTTATAGGTGCAGATCCACGGCAGGCCGCCGGTCAGTTCATCGGTACACCACTGGCGCTCCATCTTCGCGCTGTGCGCTGCGAAGGCGACGGGTGTTCCCCTGGATGGACGAAGCACCCCGGCAGCGGCGATGTCCCACGTTGGGGCTCCACTGACGTCCTCATCGGTGATGTGGTGGATGGCGGACGTCTCGGGCGGGATGGGCCGGCCGGGGTTCACCAGACCACCATCGCCGCCGGCAACGCGCCAATAGGTCAAACCGGTGGCGGGATTGGCAACGACACCGACAACGTCGCACCAGCCGATCTCGCAGACGGCGTGCTCGGGCGGCTCGAAGCCGGTGGTCTCCAAGTCGATGACGCGGATGAACATCACACCAGCTCCTTCTCGATTGCCAACCATTCGGGGAGATCGACCACCCAGCCCTGTTCGTCCTCGGCGGCGCGGGTGAGTTCGATCTGGGACAGCGGGAGCCACACGGTCTTCCCGGTGTTGTGGTCGCGGACCTGGATGGCGCGGTCGGTGCGCACCATGAGGTCCACGTTGATCTCCACGAGGTCGGACTTCATGGCCGGGCCCTCAGTAGGTGATCGCGACGTGCGGGACTTGCCCGGTCGCAATGAGGTCCACCACCTGCGCGGCCAGCTCGGAGGGAATGCCAATGCCCTCTATGGCGCGGGCCGCGTCGCGGTGGACCTTGTCCCGGTGCCGCTTGTTCGCCTCGCGCTTCGCTGCAGCGGCGGCTTCTGCCGCCTTGGCCTGCTCCGCCTCGCGCTTCACGCGCGCCTCGGTCTCGCGGGCGCGCTGCTCGGCCGCCTCCGCCTGCCGCTTCAGCTCCTGCTCGCGCGCCTCGGCTGCTTCCCGCTCGCGCCGGGCGGCTTCCTCTGCGCGCCGGGCGTCGGCAGCGGCTTTCTCCTCGGCGTCGCGCTTGGCCTTCTCCGCAGCCTCGCGAGCGATCCGCTCTTCGCGGTCCTTCTTGTCCCGCTCTTCCTTCAACCGGCGCAGCTCGGCGAGCTCGGCCTGTTCAGCCTCGTAGCGCTCCCGCGCCTCGATGCCGGCGCCGAGCTGGAAGACGGCAATCTCCTTGGCCCGGCCATAGGCGGCTTCGTACTCCTCGCAGTCCGGGCCGATGACGATGGAGTTCAGCTCGTCCAAGGCGGCGCGCATATCGGCCGCGGAAATCTGGAGCTGGCTCTTGGCGCCGAGCTGCTCAATGCGGGCGATAGCGGACTTGTGGGCGGCGACGCGCTGCTCCTCGGCCTGCTCCCACTCCGTGAGGGGCTTGCGCACCTCGTCGGCCCAGGCGTCGAGGGTATCGCGGGCGTGCTTGCGCGCCGCGTCGATCTTCTTCGGAATCTCCTTCTGGGCGTCGTTCAGCGCCTTGCCGGTGCCGTCGAGATAGGTCTTCACCTTCGTGATCTTGAAGGCGAAGGACTTGACCTCCGCCCGGCCCTTGGCGGTGGAGATGTCGGCGTCAAAGGCGTCGATCTCCTTGCGCACCATGGCGAGGTAGGGATCGAGCGCTTTCGGAGTGGTGAAGACCGCGAGCGCGTTCTGCGGCTCGATCTTGATGAGTTCGACGTCCATGGGTGGCGCTTTCTTGAGGTTGGCGACGACGCCGACCGCGACCTCTCCCAGGGTGCGGAAGGTGGGCGGCAGCGGCCGGCGGCTCATGGGGCGTAGGCCTCAGGCGGCCGCAGATTCGGGGGCGGCGGCCGGGGGCTGCTCAGGGGCCACGTAGGGCTCGAACTGCCAGCTCTCGCCCCACCAGGCGCACACCACGCCGTCATCGGCGACGGAGGCCGTGCGCATATCGAGACGGGCGCCGAAGGCCGGGTTGCCGTAATCGGACGGCTTCGTGGAGCCGGCGACCGGAGCATCCAGCGGATCGTCGATCACCTCGAGGACAACATGCGGTCGGCCGACGCCGATGAGGTTGTGATGAGGGCGGGGTGTCACGAGGTCCCCCGGCTGGAACGGACAGCCCGCGGCGTAGCGCTGCGCAACCTCCTTCAAGGTGGCCGCCTGCTCCTCGGCAGATGCCAGTCGGAAGGGCCGTGGGCTGCCTTCGGTGATCACCGCAACAAGTGCTTCAGCAAGTCCCATCTTTCACTCCATGGATGGCCCTTGGGCCGTTGAAGCGGCGGGCATGGCGCCGGCCGCGGGTTGGTCAGAGGCGGTTGCGCCGCCGGCTCCTGATCCACATCGATGCGTCCGCCAGCAGCACACCGAACGCGATGGCGAGACCGAGCGCTGCGGCCGAGGTGGCGAGGACAGCGATCATCGGGCGCTCCAGCCGGAGGCGGCCGCGACGAAGAGCTGGCCCGGCAGCAGGGAGAGGGTGAGCCCCGCCGCCACCGCCTGGTTCGCGATGACGGCACCGGCGAGCACAGCCTCGGCGAAGGGGGAAAGGGTTGGAGCCGCCGCGCCCGGATCAGGGCATGCGGAAAGGCGCGGCGGCTCAGGCGCGGCCACGATGGCGGCGCTTGTCTTGGACCTGCGACGACGCAGGAAGGGCAGGGGAAGGCGCATTGGTCAGCCCGCCCGCCGAATGGGGGTGCGGGCGCGGTGGCCCTCCAGCACCGTGTTGATCGCGTCGGCCAGCTCCTGAGCCAGAACCGGGCTTTCAACGCGCATGCTGATGCCGTGGAAATTGAATCGGTCCATGCGGATGGTCAGGCTGTCGTCGATCGCCCGCGCCTCTTCGGGAATTCCGAGGACTCGGAACTCGCACTGGATCTCGTCGTGCTTGCTCATGCGGCGCTCCTGTCGGCGGCAAGGGCGGAAAGGCGCGCATCAACCCGCGCCAGTTCGGTGTTCACGCGCTCGCTGCCACAGGCCTGAAAGAGGCTGTCCGGGCAGGTGAGTGGGTTGCTGATCCGGGCGCGCCAGTCGAGGAGATCCTCGATCTCACGCTGCGCCTCGGTGAGCCGGGCGCGGCGGTCGCGCTCCACGGCAAGGGATTGGGCCGCCTCAGCGGTCGCACGCGCCCAGGTGCCGGCCTGACGGAGCAGATCCTTGTCGCTCGGGCGGCACTCGGGAGAGCGCTTCTGCCAGGAGGCGCGCCAAGCGAGGTACTGCTCGTTGGCCAGCGCCGCGACGGCTTCCTGGTCGATCTCAAGGCGGGGGGCGAGGTGGGACCGCATCTCAGCGCCCCTTCGCTTTGGCGGCGGTCATTTCCGCGCGTTGGGCAGCGGCGTCATAGATGCCGGCAACGCCCGGTAAGCGGTCGCGAATGAGCTTGGCAGCCTCGCGCAGCTCCACGGAGCATTGGATGACTTCCCTCAGCAGCTCCGGCGCGGCGACGAGGAGGAGAGCTGTCGCTCGTTCGCGTTTGCCGAGATGTGGCCGGTCTTCGGAATAATCAGGGACCACCTCCGCGATGCAGCCGCGGTCAGCCGCGATGATCGGAATGAAAGGGCACCCGTTGAGTTCGTCGTCCTCTCCGACCTCGTATGGGCCGGGTGCCGGTTTCGCCTCGGCAACATCGGTCTGGCTGGTCATCGTGTCCGCTCCCCTTTCGATGTAGTGACGCTACGCCGTGTAGCGATATTCGTCAATACAGGGTGTAGCGTTTTTTTGTGTCGAGACGTATGTTCGCCTGTGTCGATGGCTCGACGTGCCGTGCGAGGAGCGGGCAGAGACGAGCGGTGGCAACGATTCCCTGAGAAGGGTCCCGGCTGAGTAGGCGGGGAATCGTCTGGCGGATTACCGAGGCGCCGGGTGAAAGAGGGAGCGGGTCACAGTCCACGCCGAACCAAAGCGGCGGACCCCGACGCAGGGCACTGCGGACGAATACGGCGGCAGGCTGCGGCGAAGCGCCCGATAGGGCCGCAGCTCGCATGCGAGACGTGGGGGTGTCCAAAGCCTCCCCTCGGCCAGCATGCAGCGGAACCTGGTTCGTGCGACGTCCGGCCGGCCCACGATGGCCCGCCGGCGGAAGGCCGCAGCGCCGCGCACGCGCCGGGAGACGCTGCATGTTCTAACGAGCTGGTATGGTTGGGAGGTTGGAGCGTAAAGTCGATAATAAGATAGGGTTTATAGAGTGATATACCTTAAACAGATTCAATATTTTGTTATTGTTGCAGGACTTATGGAATGAGATATGCGGGCGCGAGGTACCAATAGTTCACTTCTCAGTCGTTGAACCAGAGATAGATTTGATGGCGTGACGGCGTTCGCTTTCAAACACCGCAGTGGTGTCACGGATTTTTTCCCGTAGAAACTTTAGCGTTTCATGATTGGAAAAAGCGAACGCCAAAAAGAATAGTCCGAGGGTGCCGCAGAGGGTGCCGTAGGTTATCATCCCGTCTCGCACCGGCCCGCACTTCTGGGCCGGGTAAATAATGTCTGCAATCCCAAGTAATAGAAAAATCACTCCCGCCGCCCATTGGAAATTAACATACTTGCGGCGCTGTTCTAATTGTCCATGAAGTTGTCCGATTTCAGAAGCCTTATTGATGAGGTAGGTCAGATCCCCTTCGTTCAGTCCAAGCCTTGAGTGCATTGATTCCCCCTGTCGCGGTTCGGTAGTATACGGGTCTCCAATTGGCGCGGGACAATGCGGATCGTTGCGGCAATCGTAGCATTAATTGTTGGCACCACTTCCGCCCTTGCGCTGGAGTTTTCCCGGCACGAGAACGATAGCGCGACGCTGGCGGCCGTGATGGCCAGAGGGAAGATTGAGCCGGGCGATGCGGCCCGCTTTCGGAAATATCTCGCTTCGGTCCCGACCAGAAAGCGGGTGGCCATCTATCTGGATTCCCCGGGTGGCCGGCTCTACGAAGGAATGCGCCTGGGCCTTGCATTCCACGAACTCGGAGTGCGAACCGTCATTGAGGGAAACGGGGCGATTTGCCTAAGCGCTTGCGCCCTGGCGTTCCTGGCAGGGCAGGATGGCGCGGGAAAGCCTTGGCGGACGAAGTCGTCCACCAGCCTTTTGGGCTTCCATTCTTGGGAAAGCCAAATCCCAGATGGCAAAGCGTACACCGCGGCCGACATGAGGGAGCTGGAGCGCGACACCCAAAAGACCGTTCTCGATGTCGCCGACTATCTGAAAACGATAGGGACCGATCTCGAATTTCTAAGGGTGATGTTCCGCGCTTCCGCATCGGACATGAATTTCGTGTCGAATCCCGAAGCGATCAAAATTGGAATCAAGGTCTGGGATGAAAAATCCAATTCATTCCAGCAGTAGTTAATTCTCGTTTCAGTGGTCAGTCCACGCCTCCTCCGGTCTCAAATTCCTCTGGAATCTTGCCATATCTCGCGAGAACCACCGGAGCGCTCCACTCTCCCAGAGAGGGATCGGCGGAAGTTCGGGACCACGCGATGATACCCGCCTTCTTGTCCTTCAGCGCGCGGGCTTTCGCGCGGGCGTCCGAGGCGGATACGCACTGGATCGGCTCCTCAGCGCAGGCAAAGCCGTCCACCTCGATGAACGCTTGAAGGACGTGAATGGTTGTCGGTTCGGTCATGCCACAGCTCCTTCGGGGGCAGGGAACGCCTCCACGGTCATCCTTTTGCCGGGCAGTCCCTTGTCGCGGCACGAGCGGCAGAACAGGCGGTCCCGCAGATGGGTTGTGGTTGCGTCCAGGGGAAGCTGCCATCGACCCAGCTCACGGGCGAACAAGACGCCTCCGCGGCCGCAGTCGCGGCACAAAACCAGCGTTGAGAAAACCTTTGATAGCAACACTTCTCCCGGCTCGCCGCTCATGCTGCGCCCCAATAAGTTCACGTTATGTTCCCATTTTTGCCGAAGCTGTAGCGCGAGTCGAATCGAATCTGCGGTTGTGGAATGTGGGGAGAAGTCAACCAATCCCAGATGAGAAAATCCGGTGCACCGTCAGGACGCGATCCGCCGGGAATCGGAGGGTGTGGCTATGGCCATCCGGCGGGTTTAGCTGCTCGAGGACCAGCTCCTTGGCGTTCTTGGTGACGAACCGCTTCACGTAGCCATAGGGCGGGTCACCGTCCTCGCCGCGGATCTGAACCAAGACATAGTCGCCCTTCTTGACGGGCAGCCCGGGGTGGATGGTGAGTAGGTCTCCCGGCTCATACCGGGGGAGCATCGAATCGCCCGTGTGATAAACCGCATAGGCGCCCACGACATTTTCGAGGGCGGGCGGGCAGAGCACGTCAGCGATTTTCTGCCCGTTGAGAATGAACTTGCCGTCGTCGTCCATGCCGCCTGCCGCGTGGCCATAAACCGGCAGCTTCTTATGCGAGAAGGTCACTGGCAACGGGTAGGTTGCATTCGGCTCGGGCATAGCGGACTTCGCCGGTGGTGCTGCCGCGTCGATGCCTCCTGAACCGAAAAGGATATGTTCAGCGGTGGTGTTCCCGAATCGCTTTGCATACCGCTCGGCGTCGTTCTGGCCGATGGTTCTGGTGCCCCCCTCGTGGGCGCGGTATGAGCTTTCCGGCCAGTTGTTCTCCAGCGCCGCCTCTCGCGCGGAGCGATAGCCCGCGAGTTTCCTGGCTTCTGCCAGCCGCTTGCCCTGAGCGATTTTCACCGGATCCTTTTCCATCGCCTCAGAATGTAGCGCCTAAAGCGCCACATGCTGTATTGACTGATATCGCCACGCCATGTAGCGATAGATGTCATGAGCGGCTTTGATCAGATCTTCTCCGATTTTGGCGGCGTGTCCGTGATCTCCGCAATCCTGGAGATTCCCGACAGCCACGCCCGGACCATGAAAGCCAGAGGGTCGATCCCGATTGAATATTGGGATCGGCTCATAAAAGCCGCCAGCGAGAGGAGCATCCAGGGTGTGACCTGGGAAAGCCTCCAAGCAGCACGCCGCGCTACTCGCAAGGTCCGCGCATCCACCTCCGAGGTGGCGTGATGCTCGCCATTCGGATCGAGCTCTGGCCCAGCGGCGACAAGAGCCGGGCCCGCACAATCGCAGAAGCGACGGTCACCAACATCTCGGGCCTCGATGAAGTCTCCGATTATCAGGTTGCCGCCTTGGAGACAGCCAGCGATGTGACCGGGCTTCCGGCGCGAGCCGGCGGCTTCGTCATTCCTGGCCATCCGCGTAAGTCCACCGTGTGGATGCTCGTCGCCAAGGTCGCCATGGCGGCGGCCCGTCGCTTCACGCCCGATCCTGTTCCCGCGTCCCGCGACCCCGGCGCCCGCCTGGAAGCACCGCGCCGTGTCGCTCCCGTCCTCACCGATCCATCTCCTGTGTCCATCTCCTCGCTTGGCCCATCCAAGCACGGAGAAATTGGGAGATGTCCCAAAAGTCTTGGGAGCAGCACATGAGTGCCCTCGCCGAGGAAATGCAGGACGGCCTTCGCGCCGTCGCTGGCCCAGGCGGCAGCGTGAAGGAACGCATTTCCCGAGCGGCGCGCCGCACTGGCCTCGCCTATTGGCGGGTGTTCGACCTCTGGTACGGCAAGGCCCGCCGCATCGACGCCCACGAAATCGAGACCGTCAGGTCGAAGCAAGAGCAAGAGGAGGCGCTTCGTGCCGAAACTGATGAGCTACTCGCCCAGGTTCTTGAGCGTGTGGCTGCTCTTGAGGCGGCTCTTGCCGATCAGCGCGCGAGCGCGGCTTCGGGACCGGGCGCTAAGGCGATCGATCAAGGCGGCTTGGTGGGGCGCCTTCTGGGGCGGCCTTCGGGACCGCTGATCGGCGGGCCCTGATGCTGACCTCCGACGAACTCCGGCGAATGCATTCCGCCCTCGGCACGGTGCTGAAGACCTGCATCCGGGATCGCCGCGCGCTCGCCCGCAAGGATGCGGAGCACCTGCTTCCCGACCTGGAGAAGCTCCACCAGCACCTCGGCGACGCCGCGAACAAGAGGGGAAAGAGCCATGACGCCGCAAAGGCCGGCTGAAGGCCACGAGGTCCACAAGGTGGCGAGCCGGTTCGATGCCCAGCCCGGCCTCGCCACGCCCGAGGACTTCCGGCGCGCAGCGTACGCCGACCAATACGAGCTGCTGCGCACGGATGTCTTCGACACCGAGGATCGGGAGCGCATCGAGCGGCGCATCGCCCGGTTCAACTCGATGGCGCGGCGCCTGGAGTGGATGGGCGTCCAGCGGGGGAGGGCGGGCGCATGACCGCGGCCGTCGAAAAGAAAGCCCACGTCTGGGAGCGTGACCAACTGGACTGGTATGTCGAGCCGCCCGCCGCGACCGAGGCGCTCCTCACTGTCGAGCGCTTTGCCGGGCGTGTGTTCGATCCCTGCTGTGGTCAGGGCAACATCGTGCGCACGCTCATTGATTGCGGCGTGCAGGCCTATGGCTCGGATATCCGCCAGCGAGTCTGGCCGCAGCCCACCTGGTTCGTCGCAGAAGCGGACTTTCTGGCGGGCGATGCCAATGGGCCTCATCCGAACATCGTGATGAACCCGCCGTTCTTCCGCGCGAAGGGCGCTGAGGCCTTCATCCGCCATGCCATAGGGCAAGCGAGCGCCAAGGTCGCGGCTTTCGTGGATGTGCGCTTCCTCGCTGGTGCTGATCGGGCGAACGGGCTGTTCGCCGAACACCCGCCGCACCGCATCTGGGTCATCACGCCCCGCGTGTCCTGCCCGCCGGGCTCCTTCCTCGCCGATGGCGGGAAGGCCGGTAACGGCTCATCCGACTGGTGTTGGTTGGTGTGGGACCTGACCGCGCCGGCGCCCGCTCGCTCCGAATTCGGCTGGCTCCGCCGGCCCACCACCAAGGCAATGTGAGGAGCACACCATGGCACGTCCTAAAGGGTCGAAGAACAAGCCGAAGATCGTCCCCGCGAACGCGAACGCATCGCCTCCGCCCCCGGCGAACCACAACCAGCTCACGGACGAGCAGGAGCAGGCGCTCTTTGAGCAGCACAAGACGAAGTACGAGCACTTCCTCGCGCTGAAAAAGAAGGCCGACGCGGACTTCAAGAACGCCTGTAAGCTCGCGAAATCCGAGCTGGGCGACGGCGCCTTGGATGACATCAAGCTGTCGATCCAGTTGGAGACGCCTGAAGGCGAGGCCAAGTTCAAAGAGGAGATGGACCGGAAAGCCCGCGTCGCGAGGTGGAAGGGCCTCCCGATCGGCATGCAGGCGAGCCTCTTTGATGAGGACCGCACCCCGGGGGATGAGCGTGCCTTCGGCGAGGGGAAGCGCGCCGGCATGGCCGGCAAGGAGCGCCGGGCGCCCTATGACGCCGCCACCTCCCAGTTCCGCAAGTGGCTGGAGGGCTATGACGCCGGTCAGGAGGTGAACCGCTCCTTGATGAAGGACGCCATCAAGCCCCCCAAGGCAAAGGCGGACGTTCCGGCCACCGATCCCTTCGACGATGCGCTGCCCGCGGGCCAGTCGGACAAGGATTGGGAAGCTGCGGCCCCGGAATCGGTCGCCTGACATGCGCATCGCCGGCCTTGATATCGCGACTAACACCGGCGTGGGCCTCATCCTCGGCGAGGAGGTCCGAGCGCTGAGCTTCCGCCCCAAGGAGAAGCGGCCGTTCGGCCTCGGCCCCGGCGAGGTGGACTTCGCCTATGAGGGCCGGCTCGCGCGCGAGTTCCGGGACTGGCTGCGGCCGTTGCTGGTCGCCGAGGGCATTGAGGCGGTGGGGATCGAGAAGCCGCTCCCCCCGAACGTCACCTATCGCAAGCCCATCGTGGACCGGAACACCGAATGGGCCGGCACCGCGATCCGCTACGAGGAGAAGGGCGGCACCACCATGGCCACCATCTTCCGCATCTACAGCTTCGTGGGAGAGGCGTGCGAGCTGTGCGCCCGCCTCAACATTCCCGTGCACGTCTTCTCGCAGGACGCATGGCGAAAGAGCTTCCTCGGCTTCTCCAAGGCGCCCAAGGGCACCACGGACGGCTCTGCGTGGCTCAAGGCCCAGGCGAAAGCCCAGTGCGGCCGCATCGGGGTGGAGGTGAAGAACGCCGACGCCGCCGACGCGGTGGGTGTGGTCTGGCACCTGCGCGGCATCGTGGATCCGCTGAAGCACGGGCTCTTCGCGGCGGCCGAATGAGCGGGCCATGGCCACAGAGTTGGAACGGCTGCGAGAGGAAAACGAGTTCCTCAGGCTGAGGGTGCAGGAGCTGGAGGGTTTGCTCCTGAACGCCGACTTGCCGCCGAGCCTGGGCTTGTCGCGGACGGTGGGCAGAGTGCTCTCGCTCCTCCTCGCCCGGACCATCGTGACGAAGGAGGCGGTCATGACGGCGCTCTACAGCGTCGCGGTGGAGGACCCGCCGGACGACAAGATCGTGGCCGCCTTCATCTTCAGCCTCCGGCGCAAGCTCGCGCCCCATGGCGTGGCCATTCACAGCAAGGTCGGGCGCGGCGCGCCCGGCTACTGGATCACCAACGAAGACAAGGCAAAGGTGAGGGCGTTGTCATGAGGGAAGACGACTCCGACCACATCGCCGGCGAGCTGACGAAGCAGATCGAGCAAGTGCTCGACACCTATGCGCCCGGCTGGATCGAGCACCGCGGCAAGGCCTACCTGACATCGAAGGGCCCGAAGAAGCTGGGCAGCTTCCAGGTGAACCTTCAGGGCCAGCACCGGGGCCAGTTCTACCGCTTCTCCCAGCAGATCGGCGGCGGCCCGGTGAAGCTGCTCGCCTACCTCCTGAACGGCACGGTGGGCGAGCCCGGCCGCGACGACTTCCGTCGCGCCTTCGAGGAGGCCCGGGCCTTTCTCGGCATTCGGGGGCAGGTAGACCACGAGGCCGCCGCTCGCGCGCGCCGTGAGAGCGAGGAGCGCCGGGCGCAGGCGGTGCGGAAGGAAGAGCAGCGCCGCGCCCGCCGCGCCGACACCGCCGGCGAGATGTGGGCCCAGTGCATGCCCATCGCCGGCACGCTGGCAGAGCGCTACCTGCACGGACGCGGCATCCCCACGCCGCCTGTGGGCTGGCCGGACGTGCTCGGCTTCCACACCGGGCTCGAGTACGAGCTCGAAGCGGAGTGGCAGGACGGCCGCAAGGTGCGCGATGGCCGCGTGTTCCCTTGCCTCGTCGCCCGGGTGCAGGACATGGCCGGCAACACCATCGCGGTGTGGCGCATCTTCCTGAACCCCGAGACCGCCGGGAAGGCGCCGGTCGAGAACCCGAAGGTGGGCTTCGGCCCGGCCCGCGGCGGTGCGGTGCGCATTGGCGGGCTCGCCGAGATGATCGGAGGCGGGGAGGGGCTGGAGACCGCACTGGCCGCCTGGAGCCTTGAGGGCTACCGGCACCCGGTGTGGGCGATGCTCTCCACCTCCGGAATGATGACCTTTGAGCCGCCCATCGAGGTGCAGCGCCTGCGGCTCTATCCCGACGGCGACCTTCCGCGCAGGCTGGATGACGGCTCCATCGGCACGGCGCCGGGCATCGCCGCGGCGCGGAAGCTACGGGACCGGCTCGCGCCGGCCGGCATCCCGACGGTGATCAACCAACCGCCGTTCAACAGCGATTTCCTGGACGTGTGGAACGCGGCGAGGGGGGCGGCCTGACGATGCTTGCCACTACGATAGAGCCGTCAGGATGGCTCTATGCTGCCCATCCTGGCCCGAAGCTGCTCGTTATAGCTCTGGCCGTCCGCGCCTACGTGAACACGCCGGTGGCAGTTTGGGCACAGGGCAATGACAAAGCGAATGTCGTCGGGCCCACCGTCACTGAGGCGGCGGATATGATGAGGTTCGAGGTACGGGCTACCGTCGGCTCTCAAAAAGGGGGCCGGGCTTCCGCACCCCTCGCAGTGTCCACCCGCGCGGCGAAGCACATAGGAATGTACGGCGCGGCTGCGGGCGAAGACGTTCCGCGGGCTCGTGCCGACGACTCGGCCGATGCTAGCTGCCGCAATTGCTTCAAGCCTGAGCTCTTCGATGGAAGTCGTATCGCTTGCAGGCGCGGCGTCTTCCTCCACCTCCGAGACGGTCTCGATGGAGCGGAGCTCAAAGACCAAAGCGGTGCGGACCGCGCCGTCCCTATCTGGTCCGGGGCGCCTCAGCACATCCTCGCAGATCCATTCGCCTTCGAAGCGCAGGCTTCCGTCTCGCGCGACCTTTCGAAACATGAGGAGGGCCTTCCCCTCCTTCGAATGCTCCGCAATCGCGCGGTTTCCGCGGATCAGCTGCATGTCTCCGATCTGCCCTTCGCCAAAATATTCGAAGACGCCGTCCTCCCGGATGTTGTCGGTGTAACCGTGCTGGCCGCCTTCTTCGCCGGTGATGATGATGACCACCGGATGCTCGGCCGGAGTGATGATGCCGCCTTGCTGCTGGCCGCCGAAGCGCGCGTGAATATCGCGCCGTCGATTGTAGGTGCGGCCGCGCTCGAAGCCCCAAGTCATTTGGCATCTTCTCCCGACTGGCGTTCCGGACAGCTTGGGGTAGCCATCGTCGCCCTTGAGCGCAACCAGCGCGCAGTCGGGGGCCACATGCTCCTCGTTCGTACTAGGATCAACGGGGAGTTCATTGAGAGCACCGCGATCGGTCACATCACAGCCAACTTGCCGGAGCTTCCATATCGCAACTTCGAGGGTTGCCTTATCAAACAGGCCGGTGTTGGAAAATTTCAGGGCGATCGCCTCAAACGTCATTTCCCAATGGCCAGCCCTCACGAGTTTGACCATCGCCGATGTCAACTCAGGGTTCCTGATGATGTCGGTCATAAGCTTTACGTAATCGCCACCGCGGCGCTGGAGCATGGTTTCTACTCGGCGCGGATTGCATCCGAGTTGCGTGGCGAGTGCGTCGGCCTCTTTGATGCTGATGATGAGGGACCGAAGCCCTTGATCTGCGGACATTTGGAATGCTCCATTCGCGAAAGGAGCCTTCCAAGTAAAGCGAATTATTTTCGCCTCATAACGGGTCTTTGTTTTCCCATATTACAAAGTCGTGATGTCGTGTTCCTGAGATTGCCGCGGTCGGCTTTTTGGAAGAGGCACGCCCATGTCTCGGCGTGAGCTCCCCCACAACCTAGCCGCCGAACGCGCGGTCTTGGGCGCCTGCCTGAAGAGCGACACCGCTTTCTGGGGCGTCGCGGATCGGCTGCGCGCGGATCAGTTCTTCCACCCGCTCCACCAGCAGGTGTTCTCCGTCATCAGGGACATCTGCACGGAGGGACGGCTGTCCCTGTCCCTCGTCGCCTCCCGCCTGCCAGCGGAGGACGAGGAGGGCCGCTCCATGATGAGCTACCTCGCGGTGCTTCTGAAGGACGCGGAGGACGTGGGCTCGGTCGAGGACTTCGTGCCTGACATCGCCGAGGCGGCGGCGCGCCGGCAGCTCATCCACCTCGCCGAGAGCGTGCTGAAGGGGGTGAAGGCCGGAGAGAAGGGCGCGATGGACCTCGCCGCCGACGCGAGCGCGGCCATCCTGGACGTCATGCAGGTGGCGAGCCCCAAGCGCCCCCAGCGGATCGGCGACCTCGCCCGGAGCGTTGCCGGCGCCTCCCGGATGGCCAATGAGCGGGACGTGATGCCCGGCTTCGGCACGGGCATTCCCAGCCTCGACGAAATCGTCGGCCGCATGCTCGCCGGCGATCTCGTCTTCCTCGTCGGCTCGCAGGGCGACGGCAAGTCGGCGCTCGCCATGCAGGTGGGGATGCACGTGGCCATGTCCCGCCCGGTCCTCCTCTGCCAGATGGAAATGACCGCGGAGCAGGTGGCCGCGCGCGAGCTTGCCGCCGCCTCCGGGATCACGGTGGGAGACATTCAGGAGGGGGCGTTCAGCTTCGCCGACCGCGATGCCATGCTGCAGGCTCAGCAGTGGCTCGCCGGCCCGGACATGATGGTGCTGGACGATTCCCGCATGACAATCCGCCAGATCAGGGCCCACTGCATCGCCCTGAAGCGCACCCGCGGGCTGGGCATGCTCATCATCGACCAGCTCGACAAGATCAAGTCCGAGGCCCGGCATAAGGACCGCTTCGAGCGCCTGGCGGAGATCACCGGCGACCTCAAGGTCCTAGCGAAGGATCTCATGGTGCCCGTGCTGGTGCTCGCCCAGCGCACCCGCGGCGCCCAGCGGCGGGACGATCCTACGCCGCAGATCAACGATGCCGACGCGCCATCTATCGAGCGGGACGGGGACATCGTGCTCGCCGTCTGGCGCAAGGAGAGCTGGCTGCGCCAGAACCGGCCGCACAAGGACGCCGGCGCCGAGAAACACGGCAACTGGGAGACCCAGCTCGCCCTCTGCGCCGGCAAGGCCCAGGTGATCTCGCTCAAGCACAGACGTCGCAAGCCATTTGAGGAGCGAACCCTGAAATGGATTGGCAAGCTCACCCGCTTCGAGGAGCTGACATGACCCGCGCAGAGAAGCTCATCGCCGCCGCCCGCATCGCCCGCGCCCGCAAGGGCTATGAGCGCTCGCTCGCCCATGACCTGGAGCGGGAGCACGCGCGCGCCATGATGTACGGCGCCCAGGACTGGGACGCCGGCCGGGATACCGAGTGGGCGCGGGCGTTCGTCGCCCTGCGCACCAAGGTGGAGGGCGCCGAGACGACCAAGCGCAAGGCCAGCGACCCGCTTAACCTCACCGGCCACACCAGGCCCACCAAGCCGAGCAAGGTGGAGCGGAAGGCTCGGGCGAAGGCCCGGCCGAAGCAGGAGACGGTCCTGGACGGCGATGGCCTTCTCCGGAAGGTCGAAGTGAAGGGTGTATCTCTCCGCGGCCTGGAGGTGCAGCAGCAGCGCGCGGCGCAGGATTTCGCGCGGGATTGGGAATCGGCCTATCGCTCGCTCCGGTGCCGTGGATTCGAACCGACCGTGTCCGGTGGCGGCCATGGGAGCCGCGAGCATCTCGCGCGTGTCGAGGCGCAGGACCGGCTTCGTTTTGTTGAGGCTCGCTTGGGCCGTCGTGATTGGACCGTGCTCGTGTCCGTGGTGATCGGCGGTGCGGGTCCCCACGAGCTGACCAGTCGCGGCGCGCCGCAGCACCGAGTTGTGAGCGCGGAGATCAAGCGCGTCCTGAACATCGTGGCCGGCTTCTACCGGCCCGGCACCCGCCACCGGGACCCACTGCTGGACGCCTGCAACTCGGTCATCGAGGAAATGCAGCGCAAGGCCGGCTGATATCAGCGTCATGAATATCGCGAGCGAAACGCATCACAGACGTTGACCTCGGAATCAGTTCGTGATTCGTTCTAGGCATTCTCCATGAATCGCTCTTGCGTCGACCTCCGGGGACGGACCCGACGCATTACCCCGCCGCCGAGTTTGTTCCCTCTTTCGCGGCGGCGGGGTTCAATCAAGCGATTACAGGGCCTCCGTCGTCAGGCTCGAGCGTTTCCACTGGGAAATCGCCAGACTTCTTTTCGACCCCATCAAACCAGATGCATTCAGCAATCACTTTTCCGCCTGCGGCCGAATAGAAGCGGCTGATTGTCATGAGCGGTGATCCCGATTTGAGCCTGACGGTGTCGCCTGTTTTGAAGTCGGACATGGGCATTTCCCCTAAGGTCAATTGACGCCCGGAGCTTGGCACTACCGTGCGTTGAAAATCAAACGGAATTCAAATAATCAAATGGCTGCCCCCCGTGGTGGAAAGCGCCCCGGCGCCGGCCGGCCGAAAGGCTGTAAGACCAAGCGCCGGCGGGAAGTCGCGCAGCGCGCAGTGGCGGAGGGCATCACACCCATCGAGGTCATGCTCTTGGCGATGCGTGAGGCCGCGGAGCGCAACGAAATGGTCGAAGCCGCGAAGTTCGCGCAGATGGCCGCGCCCTACATCCACCCGCGGCTCCAGGCGATCCAGCACACCGGCCGGGAAGGCGGGCCCATTGAGGTGGCGGACATGAGCCGCAACGACCTTGCCCGGCGCATCCTGCACATGCTGCGGGGAGAGCAGTAACCCACACCACAGGTTGAAAGTCCGGCGCGAGGTGCGGCCGGAACCGGGGTTTTTACCGACCTCCGGTTGAATTCGCGCGCCCAGCCCACAGCAACCAGCAACAAGCGAGGGTCCGATGTCCTACGACGATTATCTCTCCATCCACGGGCGCAAGCTCGGTGTCACCCGCTCGGCCCCCACCAAGATCGTTCTCGACGGGGTAGAGCAGCCGCCGGTGACCGGAGCGGGGGAGGTGGTCACCACCGGCGGCAACCAGTTGCTGGATGGTGCCTTCACCTTCATCGCCATGCAGCCGACCGTGGGCGCCACGTATGCCGCCACGGCGGACGGCACCGGCACCGGGCAGGTGGCGGGCGCGGTCAGCATGGCCCAGGTGACCTCCGATGACGTGAACAAGATCATCACGCTCCCCAACCCGCTCACGGGCACCAAGTTTCTCGTGCTGCTCCCGGCCGCCACGGGATACGAGCTGCGCTCCCACAGTCCGGCGACTGTCTCGATCAACGGCGGCTCCGGGGCGAATGCTGAATCGGCGATCCCGGCCGGAGCGCTGGTGGTGATCTGGTGCACCGGCGCGGCCAAGTGGCAGGGCTTCACCATCGCCGCCAACGGCACGGTGGCCGGCATCGAAGCGGCGGCGGCGTAATGACGGTCATCGCCTATCGAGCCGGGGTGATGGCGGCCGACCGCGCCGTCACCTCCACCCACGGCATGCTGGCCGGCGGGGTCGCCAAGATCACGCGCACCTCCGCCGGCTGGCTGGTGGGCGCGTGCGGGCACCTGTCGGCGATGGCGGGTGTCCGCGAATGGGCCGAGGCGCTCCTGCACATGGGCGACGAGTTCGTGCCGCCGCGGGGCAACCTCGCCGACATGGATGCGATCTTCGTCTCGCCGACGGGGCGGGTGCACTATTTCGACGGCCATGGCTTCCCGGTCGAAGTGACCGGAGAGTATTTCGCCGTCGGCGGGGGCGAGTCCTACGCCATGGGCGCCATGGCCGTGGGAGCGGACGCCATCCAGGCGGTGCAGGCGGCATGCATGCTCGGCGCGGGCCTCGGCGGCGGCATTGATGTGGTGAGGCTTACGGGTGCCTGATCTCGCCGAGGTGCGGCACATGCTCGATGGGCTCCCGCCCGAAGAGCTCGCCCGCCTGAAGGCGCAGGTGCGCGCCGCGGTGCCGGACCTGTGGGTGCCAAACTTCGGGCCCCAGCTCGCCGCCCAGAACAGCCCTGCGGACGAACTGTTCTACGGCGGTGCCGCCGGCGGCGGAAAGAGCGACCTCCTGCTGGGCCTCGCGCTGACGCAGCACGAGCGGTCCATCATCTACCGCCGCCAGTACACGGACCTGGGCGCCCTCGTGGACCGCTCCGGCCAGATCGTCGGCCACACCAACGGCCTCAACCGCTCCCCGCCGCCCATCTTCCGCCTGCCCGAGCGCATCGTGCAGTTCGCGGCCATGGCGCGCGAGGAGGACAAGCAGGCATTCAAGGGCCGGCCCTTCGACCTGATCGGCTTCGATGAGCTGCCCGACTTCACGGAGAGCCAGTACACCTTCGTGACCGGCTGGAACCGCACCTCCAAGGTGGGTCAGCGCTGCCGCGTCGTCTCCGCAGGCAATCCGCCCACCACCGTGGAGGGCTACTGGATCATCCGCCGGTGGGGGCCGTGGCTCGATCCGCGCCACCCTCGGCCCGCCAAGCCCGGCGAGCTGCGCTGGTACGCCATCATCGACGGCGAGGACACGGAGGTGTGGGGGCCGGGGCCGGTCTACCACCCGAATACGGGACAGCCGGTCATCAACCCCGCGACGGGCGAGCCGGTGTTGGCGCGCTCGCGAACCTTCATCCGCTCCGGGGTGGCCGACAACCCGGACATGATCGACGCGGGCTATCAGAACACGCTCGCCGCCATGCCGGAGCCCTACCGCTCCGCCTATCTTGAAGGCCGGTTCGACGTCTCCCTGAAGGACGACGAGAACCAGGTGATCCCCACGCGCTGGGTCATGGAGGCGCAGCAGCGGTGGACGGCGGAGACCCCGTTCGGGCTGATCCCCATGACGGTGATCGCCTGTGATCCCAACGGCGGCGGGCGTGATCGCTGCATCCTCTCGCCCCGGTATGGCGGCTATTACCAGCCGCTGGTGGAGGTGAAGGGCATCCGAGTGGACGACGCCTCGGCGGTGGTGCGCGAGGTGGCGGCCGTGATGCGCGACCGCTGCCCCGTCGTGATGGACATGGGCGGCGGCTACGGCGGCCTGCCAACCAACATGCTCAAGAGCAACGGCTTCACCGTCGTGGGCTTCAACGGCGCGGCCCCCAGCACCGCGCGCACCAAGGACGCCGCCAACCTCGCCTTTTTCAACAAGCGCGCCGAGGCCATCTGGCGGCTGCGCGAGGCGCTCGATCCCGCCCAGCCCGGCGGCTCCCACGTGGTGCTGCCGCCGGACGATGAGCTGAGGGTCGACCTATGCGCCGCCCGCTTCGAGCTCACCCGCTCCGGCATCAAGGTCGAGCCGAAGGAAGACATCAAGGAGCGCATCGGCCGCTCGCCGGACAAGGGCGACGCCGTCGTCATGGCCTGGTCCGAGGGCGAGCGCGCCTCCGCCGAGGCCGTCGCCGCCCGCAACCGCGAATGGGGCATCACGCCCCGCGGTCAGGAGACCACCGCCAACCGGGGCTATGCCCACATCAAGAGGAAACACGGCTGATGGCCCGCTTCTGCTTTGACACCAAGGTGCCCGATCCGCCGCCGCCCCAGCGCATGCCGGACAGCGAGGATCCCTCTATCGTGGAGGCGCGCCGGCGCCGGGTGCAGGACACCCTCGCCACCTCGTCCTCGCGCCGGTCGAAGACGCTCTCGCAGGGCACGATCGCCCAGCCGGGCACTGGGCCCTACACCGCCACCAAGGCTTCGGGCACCTCCTAATGAGCCTGCTCGCCAAGGCACCGGGACCGCAGGACGGCAGCATCCTGCGCTTCGACCCGGCCTATTGGCAGATCGACTTCAACATCCAGTGCGCTGCCTCGCTGGTGACCGCCGGCGACCGGGCGCTGAATCTGTCCTGCACCTTCAGGACCGACAAGGACCTGGTGGGGCTGATCTGGCACAGCGTGGATGCGGAGAGCCACCAGCTCTATCGCTACGCCACCGACACCGACTATCGCGGCTGCGTCCTCAGGTTCGATTTCCGGCTGAAGAACCTCCTGCCGCTCGACCACGACCGCGGGCTGGTCCTCACCGCCATCGAGAACAACGAGGCGGAGACGCCCTATTACGTCCGCCTGGAGAATTACCGGATCGCCGGCACGCCGCTGAACGGGCGCGTGCTCCTCGACTTCTCCAGCGTCGAGGGCGGCTTCAATCTGCCCGCCGAGGCGGTGACGATCCCCTGGCACAACATCAAGCGGTTCTTCATCGGCGTCATCCCGCCGGCCTATGTGCCGCTGGAGGACAATACGGCGCGGCTCCCCATTGAGGAGGTGGAGGCGACGCTGGAGCTCTACAACATCTTTTGCACCGGCTCCCGGACCAGCCTCAGCGTGTGCACCGCGCCCCAGGCCGCCCATAGCCTCCGCATCGCCGATGGTCTGGACGATGCCTATCACCTGACGCCGCAGCGGATCGTGGATGGCGTGCGGCGCCTCGGATACCGCGGCTGGTATGTGCTCTATCTGGGCATCACCCACATGCACCAGGTGACTTGGGACGCGGGGGAGGGGCGTTTCATCGTCGATCCGGGCAAGCCCGTGCTCAACGCGCCTACCCGGACGTGGCTCACCGATCTGTTCATGCGGCTCGCCGGCACGGGCTTTCGCATCGTGGTCTCGCTCTCCTATGAGATCCTCAAGAGCGTGTGCCCCTCGGCCTGGATGCAGCGGGCATGGAACGATGCCCCGGCCCAGACCGGCTGGGAACCGCCCTCGACGCTGATCGCGCCCACGAACACTGCGGGCCTCGACTATCTCAGCGCCATCTTCGGCTGGTGCATGGACACGCTGAAGGCCATGGGCGCCCCGCTGTTCTTCCAGGTGGGCGAGCCCTGGTGGTGGGACGGGACCTATACCGACGGCTCGCCGTGCATCTACGACGCGGGCACGCGAGCGCTCTTCACCACCGAGACCGGGTTCGCGGTGCCGACACCCTTCCTCCAGTCGTCTTTCGATCCGGTCGGCCCGCACGGGCCCTATCTCTCATGGCTCCGGGACAAGCTCGGCGCCTCGACGCTCTACCTGCGGGACCACGTGAAGGCTGCGCATCCCGACGCCACGAGCCTGATCCTGATCTTCACTCCGCAGGTGCTGAACCCGGCTGCGCCGATCCTCGAGGTGCTGAACTTCCCCTATCGGGCGTGGCGCTCGCCGGCCTGGGACATCGTCCAGCTCGAGGATTACGACTGGATCATCACCGGGGAGTGGACGCTCCATTCCGGCACGCTGGCCGCCGGGATCGGCAAGCTCGGCTACAGCCTCGACCGCCTCCACTTCTTCGGCGGCTTCAACCTCCTGCCCGACACCGCCGACACGATCTGGCCCCGCATCGACCAGGCGCTGAACGACGGATTCCAGTGGGGCGTGGCCGAGACCTATGTGTGGGCCCGGCCGCAGGTGTGGCGGGACGGCTTCGTGTGGCAGGCATCCGCCGAGACCGAGGCCTGCTCCTGCGGATGCGCCGATTATGAGGGCGGGCCGATCCGTTCGGGCGGCTTCTCATTCATTCCGGCGCCGGGCACGGGCGGCAATCCCGTCCCGCCCTATGAGGATCCCGGCGACTTCGACGATGTCCGCAAGCCGCCGGCGGACCTCCAGATGGTGGGCAACAGCTTCGGCGACGTGCGCTTCTCCTGGAGCCCGAATGGCGAGGACCCCGGGGAGGTGAGCTACACCCTCACGATCTACGACCCCTCCACGCGCGCGGCGGTGCGCACGGTGGAGATCGACACCCCGACGGTGGTCGAGGGGCGGGTGCGGTTCGATTATCCGGTTGAGCTCTCCGCCGACGACTTCGGCTTCGCCCCCACCTTCCTGGTGTGGCGGGTTGCCACCGACGGCGAGGCGGCGGCGGCCCTTTCGGGAGCCGTGCCCGTCAACAACGCCGCCATCGTGAAGCGGGCGGTTATGTTCTGCGGGCAGTCGAACGCCCTCGGCCACTTCACCACGCTCTCGGGCGCGACGCTGGCGCAGGGCTCGGCGGCGGCATTCCGGCGGGCACTCGCCGCAGCGCTGGGCCTGAGCAACGTGGAGGTGATCCCGGTGCAGGCCGCCTGGGGCTCCTCCGCGGCGGATCGCTGGGCCGACGACAATCCGTCGTCCGGGACCAATTATTGGTGGGACCTCGACGCGGGCATCAGCGGGCCGCGCCTGTCGCAGGCGATTGCCATCGGCACGGGGCTCGGGGTGCCCGTCTCCGCCATCATCTGGGCGCAGGGCGAGAACGACGCCTCCGCCACCTCCGAGTTCGAGACCACCCGCCATTCGGATGCAACGCGCTTCCGCACCGCCATGGAGCGGATCTTCACGGACCTCAGGGCGGGGCTGGGGAACGCAGCGCTGCCGATCTGGACCCAGACGCTCGGCCGCGCCTTCTACGGGGCAGGGGAACCGCCGCCGGAGCCGATCGGGGCCACCTACAAGGCCTATCGCGACGTCCAGCTTGCCGTCGCCGCGGCGGACGCGAACATCCGGATTGGGTCCTGGGTGCCCGGCGCCGAGGACTGGCACAATTACGTGGTGGAGATGCCGGGTCCCGGCCGCATCCACTATCTCGCGCCGGTCTACCAGACGACGGCCGCCGAGCTGGCGGAGGCTGTGGCGGAAATGCTGGACCGCGCCGGTTCGGCGCCCGCCTGGACGGTGATGGGGCCGCCGACGGGCGTCGGTGCCACGCGCGAGGCGAACGACGACATCACGGTGAGCTGGGACGGCGGCGCCGGCGAGGGCTTTGCGGTCATCAACATCTCCGTCACCACCGGGGCGCGCCTCTCCTACACGGAGGTCACCGGCCCGGCCTTCACCTTCTCCGAGGCCGCGCAGCAGGCGGCTTACGGCCAGCTCGCCGGCTATGTCGCAGTCTACGTGATGCGGCGCGCCGGCGGCGTGCTCGGCCCCTCCACCTATTCCGTGATCGAGGTGCCGGCATGAGGCAGCGCTGGAAGGACGAACGCACCCCCTCGGATAAGGCGAAGGTGGTGATCGAGCTTGGAGACCGGCTGTTCTCGAACCGCGCCACCATGGAGAGCCTGTGGCAGCAGATCGCGGACCAGTTCTATCCGGAGCGCGCGGAGTTCACGCTCCAGCGCACGCCGGGCGCCGAGTTCGCCGACCACCTCATGACCTCCTATCCGGTGAAGCTGCGGGAGGAGCTGGCCTCGTCCATCCAGGCGATGCTCCGCCCGCCGGGCCAGAAGTGGTTCGGCATGTCCTCCGGCCGGGAGGAGATCGATCAGCACGACTCCGCCGCGCCGTGGCTGGAGCGCAGCGGCCTGAGGCTCTGGCGGGCGCTGGAGGATCCCAAGGCGCTGTTCATGCGCGCCACCACGGCGGCGGACCATGACTTCGTGGCGTTCGGCAACGCAGTGCTCACGGTGGAGCGCCATCCGGCGGGCATCGGCTTCCTGCTCCAGAACTGGCACCTCAGGGATGTGGCCTGGGCGGAGAACGCCCTGCGCGAGGTGGACACGGTGGCGCGCCGCTTCAAGGGCACGGCGCGCGGCCTCTTGCAGGAGTTCGGCCGGCAGCACGTCTGCGACAAGGTGGTGGAGATGATGGAGAAGAACCCCTACGGCGACGTGCCGTGCTTCTCCGTCGTGGTGCCGGTGGAGGTGTGGGACTACGCCTATACCGGGGAGAGCGAGAACGCGAAGGCGAGGCGGCGCGAGGCGTTCCCCTTCATGCAGATCGTCGTGGACAAGGCCCACGAGCACGTCATGCGGGAGACCCCGCTGCGCATCAATCCCTATGTGATCGTGCGCTGGCGGCTCTCGACGTTGTCCCCCTACGCCTTCGCGCCGCCGACCATCATCGGCCTGCCCGACGCCCGGCTTCTCCAGCGCATGACGCTCTCCATGCTGGAATCGGCGGAGAAGGGAGTGGACCCGCCGCTGATCGCTCGCGGGGAGAAGCTGAGGGGCGGGGTCAACGTCTATGCCGGAGGCGTCACCTATGTGGACCCGGACTATGACGACCGGACCGGCAAGGTGGTGGAGGCGTTGTTCGAGACCCAGGCGTTCGAGCCGGCCAAGGAGTTCTACGACCGCCACATGGCGATGATGAAGGACCTCTTCTACCTCAACAAGCTGACGCTGCCCGAGTTCAAGGACATGACGGCCTTCGAGGTGCAGAAGCGGATGGAGGAGTTCGCGCGCGCTGCGACCCCGCTCTTCGGCCCGCTGGAGACCGAGTACAACGGGCGGGTGCTGGAGAAGTCCATCGCCATCGGCTTCCAGACCGATCTCTTCGGGCCGCGCGAGGAAATCCCCGCGGTCCTGCGCGGGCGGGAACTGGCCTTCACGTACAAGTCCCCGCTGCGGCAGGCGGCAGAAGAGGTGAAGGCCCAGCAGCTCGGCACCGGCCTCCAGCTCATGCAGGGCGCCGCGGCGTTCGACCCGACCGTTCCGCAGAACGTGGACCTCAACAAAGCCACCCGGGAATCCCTGCGCGGCCTCGGCTGGCCGTCCGGCTGGATCAAGCCCGAGGACCAGGTGCAGCAGGAGCGTGAAGCCCAGGCGAAGCAGCAGCAGGCCGAAGCGGCCATGCAACAGGTGCAGCAGGGCGGTGAGGCCGCCGGCGCGGTCGCCGGTGCCGCGAAGGACGCCGCCGCTGCCGGCATCAACATTCCGAGCCTGCTTCAGGGCCTCGGCGGAGCCGCAGCATGAAGAAGCCGACCCCTGATCCCGCTGGGGAGCGCGTCGTCGCTCCGAAGGCCAAGCCCTTCACCCTGCGCGCCGATGCTCCGCACCTTCCGGCCGCGTTCTCCGTCGCCGAGCACGCCGCCGTCCAGGCGCTGGCTGCTGGCGCGGCGAGCCCGGAGCAGCAGCAGCTTGCCCTCGACTGGATCATCCACAAGGCCTGCCGGACCTATGACCTATCCTTCCGCTGGCCTGACGATCCAACGGGCCTCGGCATGGCCTTCGCCCAGGGGCGGACCTTCGCCGGCCAGCAGATCGTCCGAATGCTCAACACCCGCCTCGTGCTGGAGACGAGGCCCGCCACAAAGGAACCGAAATGAGCGATCAGCAGCAGGCCCCTGCACAGCAGCAGGGCAACGATGCGCAGGCCGCCGCCGCGCAGCAGCAGGCCGCGGCCCAGCAGCAGGATGGCGCCAAGCCCGCCGGGAAGACCATCGGCGAGGGCGGCGCGCCACAGGGGCAGCAGGATGCCGGCAAGAGCGCGCCCGCCGCCGACTGGGCCACCCTGCGCTCGGACTGGGCGGGCGGGGACGATGCCACCTCCAAGGTCCTGGACCGCTATTCCGACGGCAAGGCCTTCGTGAAGGCGCACAAGGAGCTGGTGGACAAGCTCGCGTCCGGCGAGCTGAAGACGGTCAAGAAGCTGCCGGAGAACCCCACCCCGGAGCAGATCGCCGACTATCGCAAGGCCAACGGGATCCCGGAGAAGCCGGACGGCTATGACATCCAGTTTCCGGTGGGCTTCACCCCGGACGAGGCGACCAAGGCGACGCTGGAGGAATACCGGGCGTTCGCCCACGCCAACCACATCCCGCCAAATCTCGTTAAGGGGCAGGTGAACTGGTATCTCGCGGCCCAGCAGAAGGCCGCCGAGGCACGCCTGGTGCAGGATGATAAGGACCAGAGCGACGGCGCCGAGCTGCTGCGCAAGGACTGGGGCCACGAGTTCGGCCGCAACATCCAGACGGTGCAGGCCATCTTTGAAGGCAACGAGGAGCTCTTCGGCGCCATCATGGGCGCGCGCGGCGCCGACGGGAAGAAGCTCGGCAACAACCCTGACGTCTTGCGCTTCCTGGTGAACGTCGGGGTCAACGCGAACCCCTCCATCCGCGAATATGCCGGAGACGGCTCCGTCACCCCGGCCAGCGCCGCCGAGCGCATCAAGGAAATCGAGGACCTGCGCACCAAGGACTGGTCGAAGTACCGCTCGCCCGCCATCCAGGAGGAGTATTCCCGCCTCCTCTCCTACATGGAGGCGCGCGGCCAGAAGGTTGCGTGATGGTCGTTCGTGATGAGTCTTGCCTGAATTATCAATATTCGTTACATAGAGTTCGCTTTTCGTTCCTGATCGGGGCCACCCCGGCATTGCCGGCCGCCTGAGACGGAACACCCGCACAAGAGCGGCAGCGGCGACAGCCGGCCACCCCGCATCGAGCGGCTGACCCCCTACATCGTCAGATCTGGAGAACAGTCATGGCCGATACGGCTCCCATGACCGTTTACCGCCGCGAGTGGGTGAAGGTGTTCGAACAGCGCAATGCGCTGCTGCGCGACACCTGCATCACCGAGGGCATGATCGCCGGCAACCAGGTGGTGTTCCCCCTGGGCGGCTCCGGCGGCGCCTCGGCGACCACGCGCGGCATGAACGGTCGCATTCCCGCCCGCAAGAACAACGTCCAGCAGATCACCGCTCCGCTGGTCGAGGCCCACGACAAGGTGGAGCAGACCCGCTTCAACTTCTTCACCGCCCAGGCCGACATGCGCCAGCTCCAGCAGGTGGAGTCGGTGGGCGTCATCAATCGCGAGATCGACGACGTCATCATCGCCGAACTCCAGCAGGGCACGCAGGACACGGGCGCCGCCAAGAAGGCGAGCCTCAGCAACACCCTGCGGGCGCGCACCATCCTGCTGAACAACAAGATCGATCTGGATGGCAACATCCACTTCGTCATCTCTCCGGCCTATGAAGCCTACATGCTCCAGGTGCCGGAGTTCGCGTCGTCCCTCTATCGGGGCGCCACCCCGCTCACCGCCGGCGGGGCCTCCCCGCAGGAGGGCAACCGCTACATGTACGCGGGCCTGAAGTGGATCGTGCACAACCGCCTTCCGGGCGTGGGCACGGCCAACGAGACCTGCTTCATGTACCACAAGAACGCCCTCGGCCATGCCATCGACACGGCCGGGATGAGCACGGCCGCCGGCTACAACGAGGAAGACGACTTCTACTTCTTCCGGGCCTCCGTGTTCCACGGCGCGAAGCTGCTGCAGAACAGCGCTCTCGTGCTGGTGGCGCACGACGGCTCCGAATACGTGGCGGAGTGAGCCCATGGCCTACAATCGGGACAACCTCGTCACCGTCTCCTTCGAGCCCCTCGGCGGCGACTTCAAGATGTGGCGCTACGCCAGCACGGACGCGACCGCGACCGTGGCCGGCGCCGGCTACATCGCGGATGCGCTGAAGATGGGCATGAAGGTGGGGGACATCGTCATCGTGTCGAAGACCGACACCAACGCCATCACCTTCCATCGCGTGACCGCGGTGTCGGGCGCTGGCGCCACCCTCTCGGCGGGCCTCTCCATCACCTGACGGCCCGACCATCGCTGAAACACACGCCCCGCCGGGCCCGCTCGGCGGGGCTTTTCTTTGGAGCCCAGCATGTACAAGCCGTTCGTGAACGACCTGAAGGAGACGCCCTTCGCCTGCGTCTCCTACACCATCAAGGTGCCGGCGGGCGTCCATATCGACGATCTGTCGAACCCGTCCTGGTGGACCCACATCCGGGCGCTCCTGAAGCCCGGCGACCTCGTGAACATCTTCGCGCTGGACCAGTCGCTCGACGTGGAGTTGCGGGTGCTCGCCGTGGATATCTCCGGCCCGAAGCTGCGCGTGCTGCGCGCCTATGTCGATCCCGTCGCCATGGAGCGACTGGTGGAGCAACGCGAGGCCTCCGCCGAGGAGCGCGCCCAGCGGCCGGCCTTCTTCGCCAAGTGGCAGGGTCCGACGGCCAAGTGGTGCGTCATCCGTACCGAAACGCTGGAGGTGGTGGCCCGCGAGCTGGCGACGCGCGAGGACGCGGTGGCAGAGGTGGAGCGTCTCCTGGCCGAGCAGGCCATGGCGGTGGTGGCCTGACATGGCCTCGGTCCTGTCGATCTACAACTCCGCTTTGACGGAGCTGGGCCAGCGCACGCTCGCCGACATGCAGGACACCGGGGGCGGGGAGGCGAAGCGCCTCCTCGACCGGAACTGGTGCGACGTGCGGGACCGGTGCCTGGAGGCCGGCTCGTGGTCCTTCGCCCTGCGCGCCGTGATGATCGACCCGGATGAGGGGTTCACCCCCGCTTTCGGCTATGACCACGCCTTCTCCAAGCCCTGCGACTGGAAGCGCACGCACGTGATCGCCGCCAGTGAGCAGATGCGGGCCGGCCTCGTGCCCTTCCTCGATCAGGGCGGGCACTGGTACGCCAACATCAGCCCGCTCTACGTGCGCTATGTGTCCTGCCACGACCAGTTCGGCGGGGACGTCGGGCAGTGGTCCGCCCACTTCGCGCACGCCATGAGCCTGATGCTCGCCGCCAAGATCGCGCCCAAGGCCATCGGCAGCAAAGAGGCGGCGGTCACGCTGGAGAAGGCGGCCGACAAGGCCCTGGTGGAGGCCCTGGCGCTCGATGCCGGCAACCTCGGCTCACAGCCGCTCCCGACGTCCTCCTGGGTGAACAGCCGGCGTGGCCGCTGGCCCAACGCCTACGGCTCTGCGAGGCCCTGATGGCAACGCTGCGTCCCGAAGTCGTCACCTTCAACAGGGGCGAGGTGGCGAAGACGGCGCTCGCCCGCGTCGATCTCGCCCAGATGCGCCTCGCCGCCGAGCTCCAGCGCAACTTCGTGCCGAAGACCTATGGGCCCATGCTCATGCGCCCGCCGCTGGAGTTCCTGGAGCCCATCGCCGAGCATGGCGCGCGCTCCCGGATGGTGCCCTTTGTCTTCAGCATGGAGGATATGGCGCTGGTGGAGTTCTGCCGGCTGGGCCTGCGCTTCTGGCGGCAGCGGGACGAGGTCACGGTGGGCGAGCACCCGGGAGAGCTCATCGAGCGCCTGGAGCCCATTCAGCGGAGTGATGCCGGCGCCGCCTTCGTCAACGGCAACTGGCTCAACGGCCTCACCGGCTGGTCCTCGTGGGTGTCGGGAACCCCCGCAGACGCGCCGGCGCCGGAGGACGACGACAAGCCGTCCTTCGATATCGGCGACCTCTCCGACTGGCTGAACAACTTGCTGAACGGCCTTGGTGCGGCGCAGACGGGCGGCGGTTCCTCGGCGAGCACCATCACGCCGATCTATCCCACGGCGGTGGCCGATGGCCGCGGCCTCGTCCTGAACGTGATCCCCCGCGGCGGATCGGTCCGGGTGTGGCAGACCATTCCCATCAGCGCCGGGCGCGCCGCGGTGGGCGTGCGCATCAACGTGACCCGGGGGCCGGTCATCTTCCGGGTGAACACGCCGTCCGGGCCCGCCGTCTTCGATACCGAGCTGGACACCGGCTACCACTCGATCGTGCTCCCGCCGGACCTCGGGGACTACACGTTTGAGTTCGAGAGCCGGCTCCAGCGGGAGATCATCGTCAAGTCCATCGCCTTCGAGCCGGCCGGGCCGCTGCTGCTGCCCTACTATGCCGACGGCGGCTACAACGCGGACTATTATTCGGGCGACTTCGCCAACCTGAAGCGGCTGCGCTGGTACCAGTCGGGTGACCAGATGTTCATGGCCCGGGAGAAGCGCGCACCGAGCATCCTCGAGCGCCGCTCGCCGGTCTCCTTCTCCCATGTGATCTACCGGCCGGAGGACGGGCCGTTCTCGGCAGACGTCACGGTGAAGCAGGTAAAGCTCCGGGTCGATGTGACCGAGGGCAACGGCCGCATCTTCGCCGATCGCCCCTTCTTCCGCGCCGGGCACCTCAACGCCCTCTTCGAGGTGTTCAACCAGAACTACAACCAGACCTTCACCCTCGGGGCCTCCAACGCCTACACGGACCCGATGCGGGTGACGGGGACCTGCTTCATCCAGAACGACCAGCTCTTCTCCGAGCGCTGGATCGTGACGAATTATCAAGGGTTTTACGACGGGTCCGCCTACCACATGGTTTCGCGGGACGATCCGGACGGCGGCTACAAGATCAAGGGTGATCCCTACGCCGCGAACATGTCGAAGAACACCTTCACGAAGAACAACGCCTCGATCAACAAGAGCGAGAAGACCACCGACTTCATCACCGACAACAACGCGATCAATTTCCACAAGTTCGGCTTTCGGGATGGCACCTACCGGTCCGGCTCCCTCACCGTGAACCAGCAATACCCCTGGGGCGGCGGCAAGGGGCGGTGCCGTATCACGCGGGTGGTCTCCTCTACCGAGTGCGAAATTGAGGTGCTGAAGCCCTTCTTCAATTCCACCTTTTCGGACTTCTGGAAGGAGGGGGAATGGTCGGACTACCGGGGCTGGCCGACGGCCGTGGGCATCACGGAAAGCCGGCTGTTCTGGGCCAAGGGCGACCAGATGTACGGCTCGGTCTCGGACAATTACGTGTCCCATGACATCGAGGCGAACGACAGCGGCGATAGCGCGGCGATCTCGCGCTCGGTCTCCACCACCGGCACCGTGGACAACATCCGCTTCATCCTGCCCATGTCCCGCCTGGTGGTGGGGACCGAGGGCAGCATCTCGTCTATCCGCTCGTCCTCCTTCGACGAGCCGCTGACCGGGGGAGCTTTCACGCCGCGGCCGGCGACCACCCATGGCACCTCGCCCGATATACAGCCCTGCCGCCTCGACGCGCGGGCGATCTATGCGCATCGCTCCGAGACGCGGCTCATGGAGTTCAGCTACAGCCCGCAGGTGCAGGACTATCAGGCGCGCGATCTGAACCTCTTGAACGACGAAATCCTGGAGGGCGTGGACGCCATCGCCATCCAGCGCCAGCCGGACACGCGGGTGCATGCCATCCGCCCGGATGGCACGGTCGCCATGTTCATGACGGACTTCCTCGAAGAGGTGGACTGCTGGTCCACGGTGGAGACGGACGGCGTCATCGAGGACGTGGCGGTCCTGCCGGCCAAGGGCGAGGATGCGGTCTATTACATCGTCCGGCGCACCACAGCCGACGGCACGCGCCGCTATCTGGAGAAGTGGGCGCGGGAGAAGGAGGGCAGGGGAGGGCTCGTCGGCGGCGACTCCTTCGTGCGCAGCCCATCCGCGGCGGACGCCTTCCGCCACCTGGAAGGCAAGCAGGTGGTGGCGCTGCGCGGGGACGAGGTGCTCGCCGACGGCAGCGAATACAAGCCCTATGGGACCATCAGCAACGGCCGCCTCGTGCTGGACGGCGCGGCGGTGGTGGTCTCGGCGGACCTGAAAGTCGGGCTCCCCTACCGCGCCCGGTACAAGTCGCCAAAGCTCGCCTATGGCGGGCGGGTGGGCACCGCGCTGTTGCAGAAGAAGGCGGTGAAGTCGTTCGGCTTCGCCCTTGCCCATGCGCACAGGAAGGCGCTGCGCTACGGGCCGGACTTCGGCCTCATGGACCCCATGCCTACCATCGAGGGGGATGAGATCCAGGCGGAGGATGCGGTCTACACGGTCTATGACGCGCCCATGGGCATGTGGGGCGGCGGCTTCGACACGGATTCCCGCATCTGCCTCGAATGCGCGGCGCCTTATTCCGCGGCGGTGCTGGGCACCATCTTCGGGATCACCACCAATGAATCCTGAAATTCGCCCCCTGGTCCCTGAGGACCTGCCGCGGCACTGTGGCCGCGCGGCCGGCGAGCGGACCGTGGGCCTGATCGGCTTCGTGGACGGGCGGTTTGTCGCCGCCGGCGGCCTCGATTACTGCGAGAGCGGCGAGGTCATCGCCTGGTGCAAGGTCACGCGCGAGGCGCGCCACCATCGGCTCGCCTTCTGGCGGGAGTGCCGCCGGGTGCTCGAGGCTGCGCGCGACGCCGGCCACGAGCGGGTGCTCGCCGTCGCCTCGCCGATCATCCCGACCGCGCCCGCCTTTCTCGCTCGCCTCGGCTTCCGGGAGGTGGGGACCCGCTTCGGCATGCGCCTCTTCGCCTGGGAGCCCTGACGATGTTCGCCCCCTTGATCGGCCTACTCGGATCGGCGGTCTCCGCCGTCGGCACCATCGCGGCCGGCAATGCACAGGCGGCCGCGGCCGAGTACCAGAAGAAGCAGGACCTCATCAACGCCAGTCAGGAGCAGGCTGCGGCCCAGCGCAAGGCTGAGGGCGAGCGGATCAAGACGAACCGCTTCATCTCCTCGCAGAAGGCGGTGGCCGGGCTCTCCGGCGGTGGCACGGCCGATCCATCCACTTTGAACCAAATCGGTGTGACCCAGCAGGAGGGGTCATTGCGAGAGGCGACCTCGCTCTACGAGGGGCAGGAGAAGAAGCGCATGTGGCTGACGGAGGCCCAGGCGGCCGAGATGGAAGCGAAGAACGCGAAGCAGGCGGCGATGATCGGCGCCGGTAGCTCCATCGTCAGCGGTCTTGGCTCTTGGGCGAAGGCATACGGCTGATGGTCAAAATTCCCGATATCGAAGATTTCAGCCCGCGCCGGGACTTCGGCGTGGACCGCGATGTGCGCGTCACCCCGACGCGCGCGAACATCTCCAATGCTGGCGCGCCGGGTGCGGCAGTCGCAGGGCTCGGGCGCGCGATTTCCGGGGTTGGCTCTGACCTCCAGGGCATCGCCGACAAGCAGAAGGCGGAACAGGAGCAACTCAACGCTTTCAACGCCACGACCGGCTTCTACAACACCACGGGGGCGGTAAACCGCGAATTGGACGAGCGCATGAAAAGCGCTCCCGCGGATGGATCCGGCGTGGACAAGATGTTCGGCGAGGTGTTCGACAAGAACTTCGGCGCTTACCTCGCGGGCATCACGGACCCGAAGCTTCGCGCTCGGAAAGAGGCGGACGTTGCCCAGGCCCGTGCGCAGTATGAGGCGCGGGGCCGCTCCACCATGGAGGGGCTACGCACCAACCACTACACGGGCGAGATCAACCGCTTTGGTACTTCTGCGGTCAATGGGCTCCAGCAAAACCCTGAAGCGTGGGATCCCACCAATGCGGGGCTAGGCCAGCTCATCGCTCAGTCTGGGCTTCCCCCTGAGGCAAAGAGCCGGATCATCGAGCAGTGGGAGCCGAAGCTCATCCAAGGCCGAATTGACGGCTACCATAGGCTTGCTGACCAAGCGGAGCGAGAAGGGCGGATCGACGAAGCCAAGGCGCTGCGCGCGAAGGCGAGCACATTCGCCACCGAGATGGATCGGCAGCAGGCGGCACGGGCAGGGGTCACGCCGGCCATGCCGGGCGGCGGTGGAACGGCGCGCCGTGCAGAAGGGCTCAGCCGACGGGCGCCGCAGGTGTCCGCAATCCTGGATGACCTCGCCGCCAAGCACGGCCTCGACCCCAATCTGCTCAAGGCATATGCCGACATTGAAAGCTCGGGCGATCCCCGCAACGTCACCGGCTCCTACAAGGGGCTGTTCCAGCTCTCCGACGAGGAGATGGCGAAGTATGGCGGGGGCGGGGACATCTTCGATGCGCGCGCCAATGCGGAGGCTGGAATCCGGATCCTGAAGGAGCGGGCGGCTGACTTCCAGAAGGAGTTCGGTCGCCCCCCGACGGCCACCCAGCTCTATCTGATGCACCAGCAAGGCGCCGCCGGCCTCGCGGCGCATATGCGCAACCCAAATCAGCCTGCATGGCAGTCCATGCTCTCGACGGCCGAAGGGCGCCAGAAGGGCGAGAAGTGGGCGAAGCTGGCGATCTGGGGCAACATCCCGAGCGACATGAAGGCCCAATTCGGCAGCGTGGAGAACGTCACCTCGGCGCAGTTTATGGACGTCTGGCAGCGGAAAGTGGAAGGGTCTGGGGGCACGGGCACATACGCCACCTACAGCAGCGCGATGGACCAGCAGTCGGAGGCGCGCCTGCGACAGGAACAGGTCCGCATTCGCGCAGCAGACAAGGAGCGCCACGACTCCTACGTCAACCAGATCGAGTTCGGCATCCACGACGGCACTTACGGCATCGCGAACCTTGTCCAGGACCGGCAGAACGGGGTCATCACCGACGCCGGCGAATATGTGAAGCTGGAGAAGCTGATCGAGGATCGCCAGGGCGAGACGAATATCCTTGCCGACGCCATCGACAAGATCGACGGCCAGAACAAGGCCTATGCGTTCGACCCGCTGGACAAGGACGACAAGAAGGCCGTCGAGCTGTATTCGGGCGCGCTAAGTGTCGGCAAGAACTTGGGAAAGCAGGACACCCAAGCTGTCGCGCAGGCTGCGGCAATCTTGGACCGCACCGGTATGATCCCAAAGGACGTGCAGGGGCCACTTTCGGCGCTCTACGGGTCGCGCGACTTGGGCGCGTTCACCTTCAGCATGGGCGCCCTCAGCGCGCTGTACAAGCGCAGTCCCGACGTGTTCACCAGAACATTCGGGACGAAGATGGCGACCGCGGCATCCATTTTCGCAGAGGGCTCGAACGTTCGAACAGCGCAGGAGCTTTTCGACCTCATCAAAAAGGACTCGGACCCTGCGGCCGCAGCCGGGCGGGAGCGCCTTTTGAAAGAGGCGGACAAGACCCTGAAGGACACGAACAACGGGCTCGGACTCACCGTCGCGGACTTGCCGGCCATCTTCGCCACCAACGTGAAGACAACCGAGGGGGCCGGCGATGAACTGACCCAGGCGGACAAGGATGGGTATGCCGGCACACCTCCGCTCAGCCCGCCCCAATCCCAGAAGCTCCAATACGATTACACCAAGCTCTATCGTGAAATGTATGTCGCCGCGAATGGCGATGCCGACCTCGCGAAGAAGCTGACCATCGAGCGGCTCCAGCGGCAGTGGGGAGAGACCGACATTCATGGCGGCGGGGACCGCTCATGGTGGAACAGCCTTCCGCTGATGGGCAAGGGCGGCCGCGTCATGAACTATCCCCCGGAGCGCTACTACCAGCCGGTGAACAACTCCTTCGACTGGATGAAGACCTCTGTTGAGGGGGTGATGAAGAAGGCGGGGGTGAAGGCGCAGGACTGGGAGCTGATTTCGACGCCCGAAACCGCCGCAGATGTGAAGGCGCTGGAGTCCGGCGCTGAGAACGCGCGGCCGCCTCGCTACGGCGTCTGGTTCAAGGACGAAACCGGCAAATGGGATGAATTGCGCGGGGCAGACAATTTGCCGGTGCGGGTCCGCTTCGATGGCAAGGCCGCGAAGAAAGCGGACGATCAGGCGCAGCTTCAGAAGTCCAATGAAGACGAGCGGGTGAAGGACACGATCTCCCAAGCGTACACGGGCTATCCGCTCCGCCGGACCCGCGCCGCCCAGGAAGCCCAACCCTATTCCGACGCGCCAAAGGGCGCAGTCGGCGGTGTGACAATTCCGGAGTGACATCCGATGGTCGATGAAACCACCTTGCCGGTGTCCACCAGCGAGGCGAGCCCGGCTGTGCCCGCGAAGGCGACAGAACCTTGGGAAAGCTGGGTGGAAGTCACACCCCGCGAGCCCGACGTGTTCACCATCCCCCGCCCGATGGAGCCGTTGCGCGAACGCCAGGGCCCCAACCTTCCTGATCGCGGGGTGCTCGGCACAATTCGGGATGTGGGCGGCGCCCTCCTATATGACAACGAAGTCGTGTCCACGATCCGCTCCACCTACGAGACCTGGGGGCTGAAGCGGGACGAGAGCTACAACCCCTATCCCGACATGGAAGGCTACGAGTTCGAGTTCGATCCAGCCTTCCGCGGACGCGCGGCCTATGTGGGGTCCGCCCCGGAGATGAATCTGCTCAAGCAGAATTTTCAGGACGAGAAAGAGAACGAGATGATCAAGGCCCAGCATCCCTACTGGGCAATCGGTCTCGGCTTGCCGCTCGGCTTTGCAAACCCCACCACCTTTCTCCCCGCCGGCGCGGTCTACCGGGTCGGCAGGCTCGGAGCTGGGCTCGCGAAGAGCATCGGAGCTGGCGCCCTGGCGGGTGCGGCGGGAGGCTTTGCAAACGAAGCGATCATGCAGGGCACCCACGTCGCCCGCACGCCCGGGGATTATCTCTCCAGCACGGCAGTGGGCGCGGCGTTCGGTGGTGGCGTCGGGGGCCTCTTCAGTGTCGGTTCGACCATCCTTGGCGAAGTGCTCGGCCGGTCCGCCTCCCAGCTCTCCAAGGCGGAATTTGACCGCCTGGCCCAGAACATCGAGGTGGGTCCGCGCCCGGTCTTCGACGATGTGCGACGCCAGCTTGTGGAAGCCGGACTGGCGGAGGAGGAAGCCGCAGCGAATGCAGCCATCTTGGAGGCACACTATGCGGCACGCGCGGAGCGGCGCGGCCTCGGCGAGAGCGCTTTCGACCTCTATCGGAAGGAGGGGATCGATGTACGGGCGGGCGAGGCCCCCGAGGCGCTGGGCGACGATGTGCTGGCCCAGGCGGCGCGATGGAAGGAAATCCCGGTCGGAGACGACATGGTGGTGCGCGGCTCGGTGCGCCGGGGCGCCGGTGGGCACGACGTGGTGGCCTTCGACCTGTTTCCGAAGCCCTCGGAGGGGCAGCGCCTGCCGGAGGGTATCGAGGGCATTCTTGGCCGTGTGGAGCTGGTGCGCCGGGATGATGGCCGCTGGGAGGTCGATTGGACGAACGTGCCGTCCCGCGAGCGCGGCAAGGGCTACGCGAGCAAGCTCTATGACGTGGTGGAGAAGGAGATGGGCACGGCCATGGTGCCCTCCGGCACCCTCCTGCCCGACGGTCATGCCTTCTGGGCGAAGCGGAACCCTGAAGCGGTCCAGTGGCACCGGAAGGTGGACGGGGCCTTCTATTCGCCCCGGCGTATGGAGGAGGAGCTGGCAGGCCTGCGCGCGGAGGAGGCGGCCGATCCCGGCGCCACGGGCACGCGCATCCAGGCGTTCGAGCATGCCCTCGCCAGCGTGCCGCCGGAGGGCCGGACGCCCGAGGCGATGGCGCGGATGTTCCAGTCGGAAAAGAACACGGGATCCCGACAGTTGCCCATCGAGATCGATCCCAACACGCCGGTCCCGCCGCTCTATCTGAACGATCTTCCGGCTCGCACGCCACACGAGGCCTTGCAAGACCTGATGTCCGTTCGGGGGACCTATACGGCGACCACGGGTCAGGCCATCGGCATCAGTCGCGACGTGACGAAGAAGGTCTTGTCCGGTTTCACCAACGATATCAAGAGACGGCTCATCCAGAACCTGCCGGATATCATCCAGAGCTCGGTGATCTACAACGGAAGCCTTCCGGACTACAGCTACGGTGTTGTCCATATCATCCTGGACGGACGCGATTTCACGGCCCGGCTGGTGATCAAGAAATTTCCCAAGGATGGAAGCCGCCTCTATCACATGGAGGGCTTCGACCTTGCGCCGAGTCCGAAGGAGGAAGGGCGGCAGGCTATTTCGGCGTCTGTGGGCAAAGCCCAGCAAAGCGACCCGTCAGCGCGGCCTGCCAGCGCAACGCCTCGTAATGTATCCGAAGTGGTGGCCGCCTTCAAGAATCTGCCTCCCCACGCCTTCTCGGTCTTCCAGCCCGGCGAGGGCGTGCCCCGCGGTGCCATCACGATGGAGAGCAACCGCGCTCTGATCGAGATGTTCAAGGGCCGGGACCAGTCCACCTTCATGCACGAGTCCTCCCACCTCTGGCTTTCCGAGCTGATCCGGGACGCCGAGGTGAGCCCCGCCATGAAGGAGGACCTCGATCAGGTGCTCTCCTGGCTGGGCGTGGACGACGCCTCCAAGATCGGCCGGGCGGAGCATGAGAAGTGGGCGGAGGGATTCGAGCAATACCTGCGGGACGGCAAGGCCCCGTCCTCGGCGCTCCAGCGGGCCTTCGACCAGTTCAAGGCGTGGCTCACCGCCATCTACAAGAGCTTGAGCGACCTCGGCGAGCCGATCCCGGATGAGATTCGCGGCGTCATGGACCGGATGCTGGCCGCGGAAGAGCGTCCGGACAGCGTCGGCGGGCTCGGTGCCTCTGGCGGCGCCGCATACCGGTGGGAGGAGGGCAACCGGCTGAAGTCCTCCCTCGGCGCCGCGGAGGTGGCGGGGAAGACGCCCATGTACGGCTCGCCCATCGCCTTCGTGCAGACATCGCCCATCGCCGCCACCCGGCGCGCCGCGGAATGGATCGGCGACGGGCGCCTCTCCTACGCTAAGAACGCCGAGGGCATTCCCACCGCCGCGGATGAGGCCATCGGCCTGCGCGGCAACCTCGATGATGTGAGGCGCCTCGCCCGGGCGAAATTTGCCGGCTTCACCCGCACGCTGGAGGACCTCTACAGCGAATATCGTTTCGGCCGGCACAAGCGGTTCGGCGACAACGTGCGGCAGATGTTCCCTGACCAGCAGCATCTCGACTTTGCCGACTTCAAGTCCGAGGTGTTCCACGCCGCCAACATGGGCGACAAGCACGCCATCCCTGAGGTCGCGAAAGCGGCCGGCGAGTTCCGCAAGATCGCCGACGCGCTGGCCGACAAGGCGGTGGAGATCGGCATCTGGAACGAGAAGCCGAGCCCGGTGGGCACGCTCTCCTATGCCACGCACCTGTTCAACACCCGCCTGGTCGGAAAGCGGAAGCAGGCGTTCGTGCAGGACACCGCCGGCTTCTACGCGGCCGACCAGCAGGTGAAGGCCCGCCTTCAGTCCCGCATGCAGGAGCTTGCCCAGCAGCGGGACGAGATGGACGTGCGCGCGCGCAAGCTCCAGAGCCGCATGGACACCGTGGACCGGCAGGAGCAGGAGCTGGCGGCGCGCACCAGCGAGCGGGGCATGGAGGCCCGGCGGGCCGGCCGGCGCGCGGATCAGCTCGAGGGACAGGCCGCGGGCGCGGCGGAGCAGGCCACCTCGCTCGACGAGTTCGTCGGCGCGGTGAAAGCGGACCTCAACAGCCCCGAGGCACGGGCGGAGATCGATGACCTTCGCGCCCAGGCGCGGGAGATGAGCCGCCTCGCCAAGCCCCGGACCCAGACGGATATCGCGCGGGCGGCGCGGTTCGAGCGGGATGCGGTGCTCTCTGGTGTTCGCCTTGCTGCGGAGATCGTGATCGGGCGCAAGCGGAGCTATGAGCCCCCCTCCTTCCTGCGGTGGGTCTCTCGGCGGGGAGGTGTCGCCGACCCCGAAGGCATCCTGAAAGGGCATGACCTGCCGCGCGGCGTCGTCACAAAACAGGGCCGCTCCCTGGACGAGCTTGGCGAAGCCATAGCGGAGGAGGCCGGCGGGCTGCTCCCGGAGCGTCCGACGCCGCAGCAGGTCGAAGACTGGATCGCGGCCGCGGCGCGGGGCGAAGAGCCTGGCTGGTGGGAGGCGCGCCAGCTCGATGCGGAATATGCCGGGCAATCACGGGTTGCTCAGGAGATCCAGCAGATGGCGGCCGAGCGCGGCACCACGCTGCGCACGCTGGATGACGTCGCCACCTTCCTGCGCGGCGAGGAGGGCCGGCCTCAGACTCTGGAGGACCTGGAGCGCCGACTCTCCGGCGAGGAGGACCTGCGCTCGGAAGGCATGACCGGCGGCGCGCTCGCGGAGGAGGCGCGGCAGGCGTTGGAAGGGGCTCTCGGGGAACGCACCTCGGCGCGGGCCGCGGTGCGCGACGCGATGGTGGCGCTTGCCGGCGTGCGTCGGCGCATGGGACGTGCCGAGACGAAAGCGGAGGAGGCGCTCCGTGCGCTCACCGCCAACAAGGACCGGATGGAGACGCTCTCGGATCGCGCCATCGACCTGTCCGTGCGCCGGCAGATGCTGGAAGCCGCCATGGCGAACCATGACGCGGAGGCCGCCGCCTTGCGGACCAAGATGGAAGAGGTGGTGGGGGCCTGGAACGGCAACAGCTCGAAGGGGGCCAAGCGCGCGCTGGAAAAGAGGGAGGCCGCGACCGAGGGCGCGCCCGCCGATGCGCCGCGGCTCAAGACCGCTGATAGCGCCGTGGATGATGCCGCGGAGGCCATCCTGAAGGCGCGGACCGACCTGACCCCGGACGAACTGCGCGCCCGCGCGGAGGAAACCTGGCAGCGGGTGGTGGGCACGCCTGCGGGACGCTTCCCCTATGACGATCAGGCCCCAACCGGCGCGGCCATTCGCTCGGGCAAGGAGGAACTGGGGAGGACCTTCCAGGGGCGCACCTTCGCCATGCCGTTCGACACCAAGGCGAAATGGCTGGAGACGGACATCGAGCACGTCGCCCGCGTGATGATTGAGCAGATGGAGATGGACATGGCCATCGTCCAGCGCTTCGGCTCCGTCACGGACATGGGAGGCCTGAAGCACATCAGCGCCGACGGCTCCCTGGTGTTCAGGGAGATCGTGGACGAAGCCCAGCGGCAGATGGACCAGTTCGCCTCGGACTATCAGGCCAGGACCGGCCGGGAGCCAACGGCGAAGGAGATCGAGGCGGCGAACGAGCGCATCAAGAAGCGGGCCGACGACGACATCGAGACGCTCATGAAGCTGCTGGAGAGGCAGCGCGGGTTGTTCGGGATGCCGGACAACCCGCAGGGTGTCGGCCATCAGGCGGCGCGCGTCGCCCGCGGCTTCAACATCCTCACCTCTCTCGGCTCGGTTGTGATCTCGGCCATGTCCGACCTCGCCACGCCGCTGGTGCGCCACGGAATGATCGAGCTGCTGGGCAATGGCTGGGCGCCCTTCGTCACCTCCATCGGCCGGGAGGTTGGGGGGCGTGCCAAGGAGGAGCTGAAGCTGATGGGCGTGGGGCTCGACCTGGAGCTGAACGCCCGCATGGCGGCATTCTCGGATGTTCTCGACGATTACGGCCGGGGCTCGCCGCTGGAGCGCGCGGTGGGCGCGAGCGTCAACAAGTTCATGGCTCTTACCATGCTGCCGCAGTGGACCGACATGGGGGAGCGCGTCGTCGGCTACACGGTGATGAGCAAGACGCTCAAGGCGGCACAGGCGGCGACGGATGGCCGGCTGTCGGGGCGCCAGCGGGAGATGCTCGCCGACCTCGGCATTTCCGAGCCCATGGCGGCTCGCATCTGGAAGGAATTCAGCGCCGACAATGGCGGCGAGCGGTTCGATGGACTCTGGCTCACGAACACCAGCGCCTGGCAGGACCAGGGCGCCGCCGAGGCCATGAGCATCGCGGTGGGCCGCGGGGTGGAGCGCTCCATCGTCCGGCCAGGCATGGAGCGGCCGTTCTGGTCGCAGGGCAATGAGGTGGGCCGGCTGGTTTTCCAGTTCCAAAGCTTCATGACCGCCACGGCGCAGACGGTGACTCTGGCTGGCATCCAACAGCGCGATGCCCGCGCCATCATGGGTTTCGCCGCCATGATTGGGCTGGGCGCAATGAGCTATGCCGCGCGGCAGGCGGTGCAGGGGCGGGAGATTCCGACCGATCCGGTGAAGCTGGTGGTGGAGGGCCTGAGCACGTCGGGGCTTCTGGGGTGGCTGGATCAAGCCAACACGATAGCGGAAAAAGCCACGTCCGGTCGGGTAGGGCTGTCTGCTCTCACCGGCGAATACACATCGCGCTACTCCAACGTCAACGAGATGGGGACACTTCTTGGCCCCGTCGCCGGCAAGGTGCAGGACGCTGTCTTTTCGGGAGGTCGCTTCATTGGCGACATGGCCCGTCCTCGAGGACAGGCGCCTTACGCTCACCGCGCAGACCTCGCGGCGCTCCGCCGCTCCTTCCTGCCGGGCCAGAACTTCTGGTTCCTCAGACGAGCAATCGACAACCTCGAAGATGGGCTAGGCGATGCGCTCGGCATGAAGCCGCGCAAGCGCACCCTCAAGGTTGGCGCGCAGTAAGGGATCACCACCATGGGAATGACCGACCTTGCCGCCGGCTTCATCACGGCCGCGGCGATCAAGGGGCCGTGCCGCGTGGCCACCCCCGGCGTCAACATTGCGCTCAATGGGCTCGACGTACTCGACGCCATCACGCTGATCGATGGTGACCGGGTGCTGGTGAAGGACCAGACCGCGAAGCACGAGAACGGCATCTGGATCGCACGGGCCGGGAACTGGGAACGGGCGTCGGACTTCGATAGCAAAAAGGAGGTGACCCGGGGCACGCGCGTGTTCGTGACCGACGGCTTCGCAGGCGCGAACACCGAGTGGTGGGTCTCCTCCCTCAACCCCGTGCCGGTGGGCACCGGCTCCATTACCTTCGCCCAGGCCTCGACTGCCGGCGCGGCGGTGTCCCCGGCGCGGAAGGTGGAGGCGGGGGAGGGGCTCTCCGGCGGCGGCGACCTGACCGAGAACCGTATCCTCAGGCTCGATATTGCCGGCCTTGATGTGCTCGCAGAGGTGGACCCGGTGGCCGACTATGTGGCGGTGGTTGATGCCAGCGATTCCGGGAAGCAGAAGAAGGCGCTCGCCGGAGCGATTGCCGCGGCTGGCAGCGTTCCCTCGTCTCGCGTGATTACCGCCGGCACCGGGCTTTCCGGCGGCGGCGCCCTGGCCGATGACGTCGGTCTCGCCCTCGACCTGTCCGAGGTGACGGCGAAGGCGAACATCAGCTTCGCCACGGATCAGATCGCGCTCCACGATCCCGCGGCGCCTGGCCCGGCGCGGTCTCCCGTCCCTACCTTTGTCACTGACATGGCCAAGCGCCGAGCTGCGGGCTTGGACGCTCTTGCTCTTGCAGCGGCTGGCGCGCGGGCGGACATCCTGGTGCAGGAAGAGGCAGTGGCCTTGGCCGGTGCGACCTCCGACTCCACCATCACAATCCCAGCCGGAGCCATTCTCCTCGCCGTCTCGACGCGCGTGACAGCGGCGGTCACCGGCGCCGGGTCCTTTGACGTCGGCACGGCCGACGATGGCGACACCTTCGCCGCCGCGCTGCCCACGGGAGCCGGCTCGACGAACATCGGCTCGGTCGGGACCGGTGTCTTCAATGTCGGCCGCGCCGTGAGGTTCACGGCCAACGGCGGCAACTTCACGGGCGGCGTGGTGCGCGTCGCCCTCGTCTTCATCCGCATCACCCCGCCCACCTCCTGAGGTGCACCATGACCTCCCCAGTTCGATACGAAATCCAGAAGGTCGCCATCGTCGGCCTGCCGGGGGCTGCCGACGACGGGCGCCCGGCTCCCGTCGAGGGCACCTTCATTGCCGACGGATTGAGCGGCCCCTTCCGGCCGAATGCCGGCCAGGTGTTCAACGTCACCATCTCCGGGGACTTCGTGGCGACGCTGACCCTCAAGCGCTCCTTCGACGGCGGCGTGACCAAGCACGAGCTGACCGCCGGCGGCGAAACCATCTACGTCTGGACGGCACCGGCCTCCGAGCGGGCGGAGGAGGGCGAGCCGGGCGTGGACTATTACCTCGAGTGCTCCGACTTCACTTCCGGCCCAGTCAGCTATCGGATCTCCTGATGAGCATGGACACCACTGCGCAGCAGCTCGCCGGCAGCGCGCTGCGCTCCCTCCGCCGGCTCAACCCCCTCGGTCGCGCGAAGGTCGCTCCCCAGCGCCATGTGCGCGTGCTGGCCGGCATCGATAGCCTCACGGCCGGCGGCGGGAATCCTGTGTCGTCCTATATCCCGTCGCTCACAAGCCGGCTCAAGCGGCGCCTCGGCGATGGCGGGCCGGGCCTCGTGTGGTTCGACGCGCTCCAGCCCGGCTTCTACAATGGGGCCACCAGCGGCACCGTGACCCCCTTCCTTGTCGGGAACCCCGCCTGGGACAGTGGGCCGCGATCCCATTCCCTGTGTGGGTTGGGAACCTCCTATGTCGGCGTCGCCGGTGGATATGCAGGCTTGGACCCCGGCGTTGCCTGGGACCGATGCCGCATCTACTTCGAGCTCGGTGCCGGCGGCTCGTTTGGTGTGGTCTCCGCCGGCGACGGCGCAACTGGTGCAAGCGTGGATGGCGCGCGCTATCCGACCGGAGAGCTATGCGCCGTGGACATCTATCAAGACGGCGTGGCCGCGACTGGGATCGCGGTCTTCTCGATCACGGGAAATGTCGTGCTGTTCGGTGCCGACTTCCTGAGGGATAGCGGCGGGGCGACGCTCTCCAACTGCGGCATCTCCGGGACTTATCTCTCGCAGCACGCCAGCCTCGATGATGCCTGGGGCCGCAAGTGGATGGAGATGCTGCGGCCTGACGTCTACCTACTCAACGGCGGGATGAACGACCGGGTGACGCTCGATGACGGGGGCTACGGCCACCTGATCGACAAGCTCGTGGGCCGCTGGCAGAGCGGGGGCACCCAGGTCATGCTGGTGCGTCCGAACGATAGCTCCGACGCGGGCAGCACCTTCCTTGCAAGGTATGACCGCGTCTTGAAGGGCGTCGCTATCGCCCGCGGGTGCGGCTACCTGGATGACCGGGACACTCTCGGCGCCTATGCGGCGGCGGTGGCGGCGGGCTTCATGGCAGACACGGTGCACCCCAACGCCGCCGGCAACGGGCGACGGGCGGCGGCCTATGACAAGGCGCTGTTCTGATCGCTCGCTTCTCTTCCTGACCGCCATGGCCAGCTCATGTGAGACTTGGAAACGAGGCACGAAGCCAAGGCAGGCGTAGCCTCAAATTGGCAGTATCGCACCGTCAGCGGCGGCTCAACCATGCGGCCATAATGGCAGCTATCACGAGCGCGACCACGACGAGCTCGAGCAGCCCCGGCATTCGAGCCCTCCAATTTTGGCGGTTGGCGATGCTTATTGCAGAACCAGCCAGAGCGCGCCGAAGACAAATGCTGCAGTGCAGATAACAATCCAGTCAACGCGCATGGTTGCCCCCCTGACACCAGCTCAATGAATGCGAGCATGGTGCCGCAGGGCGGCAGGGCGTGCATCCTCCAATTGAGGTAGCGGTGAGCCGGTTGCACGCGCAGGAGGTAGGGCCGCTTTTACCCAGAGCTCGTGTTTAAGCCGGGAGCCTGAGCACCAGCACCACAAGGGCTGCGAATGCGATGGTGACAGCGATCATCGCGAATTCCTGAAGCTCGGCTTACGACCATGGGCAGGACGAGCCGGGAGGCCATGGTTTAGGGGCCTTGCCGCCCGGCTCTGACCGGCTCCACGTGGCGCGTGAAGGCGGCTGCTCGTCCTTAGCGGAAAATTGGTGCACTGCGAAAGTGAGCCGGGTGACCTATGGGGGTAGGTCACCCGGCTCCCGTCCGCCCAAGTGTCAGGGCTTGAGGCGAACGCTCCCATTCTAACACGGCCGCCTCCGGGCGGCTTTTTCATTTCCAGCACATCATAGGTGAACCATGGCACGACGCGACATCAACGCGGCGGGGCTGGCGCTCGTGAAGTCCTACGAGAGCTTCGTCCCCTTCGTCTACGACGACCTGCGCCCGGTGAAGGGCGTCCCTTATGGCTACCGCGAATGGGACGGTAGCAAGCCCAAGGGCACGCTGACCATCGGCTACGGCCACACGGACGATGCCCAGCACCCGCTCAAGATCAGGAAGGGCCTGCGCATCACCGAGCCGGAGGCGTGCGCGATCCTCGACGCGGACCTCGACGAGTGCGAGGACCGCGTGGCCCGGACGGTGAAGGTGCCGCTGACGGACAACCAGTTCGCGGCGCTCGTGTCCTTCGACTTCAATACCGGCGCGATCGGCCGCGCCAGCTTCGTCAAGGCCCTCAACCGCGGCGACTATGGCGCGGTGCGCCCTGGCCTCATGCAGTGGGTCAAGTCCAAGGGGCAGACCCTGCGCGGGCTGGAACGGCGTCGCGAGGCGGAAGGCGCCCTGTTCACCCGCAAGGCCGTGGCCCGGGTCGTGGAGCCCATCGCCGCCGGCGCGGGCGTCCCCACCGGCACCGTCGTGCCGGACGCTCCGGTAGAGGAGCAGCCGCTTTCCCAGTCCGGCGTCATCCAGGGCACCGCCGCGGCGTCCGTGCCCGCCGGCGGCTTCACCGCCGACAAGGCGCTGGAGGTGATCGACCAGGCGCAGGGCGGCATTGACCGCATCCAGGCCGGGACCGTGCTCGGGCTCATTGCCGGCCTCGTGATTCTCGGAGGCCTCGCCTATGCCGCCTATTCCCGCGCCAAGGCGGCAGGGAAGCTCCCCCGGTGGTGGCCGACGTGGCTCGGCGGAGAAGCTGCGCGGGCGGCAGAGGCAGCGGCCTGATGCAGTGGCTTCTCTCCATCATCCCTTGGTGGCTCTATGCCATCGGCGCCGTGGCCGCCTATCTCGCGGCCCGGCGCTACCTCGGGGAGAAGATCGCCCTCGTCTATGCCATCGCCGCCGCCGGCTGGGTGGCGATGGACTATGGCGGCGACGCTCGGGAGGCGTGGCTGCGGGAGAGCGGCCAAGCGGCGGTCTCGAAGGCCGACGCCGCTGCGGCCACCGCCGCCGGCGCCCACGCCTCCACCCTTCAATCCCAGCTCGACGAACAGGCGCGCAAGCTCAAGGAGGCGACCGATGCGCTGGAATCTCTTGCCGGCCGTCCCGGCTGCTCTGCTGATGATGTCCTTGACCGGCTGCCAGGATGGGGTGGCCGGCCTTAAGCGGTCCCTCCCCCCGCTTCCGCCCGCCTGCAAGCCCGTCGATCCGCCGGCCATCCCGCGCGGGACAGACGCACGGGTGGCCCTCGCCAAGGTGGGAGCGGCCTTCCTTCAGGCCAATGGCCATCTCGCCGCGTGCCGCGACTGGTACGAGGCGGTGCGCGCTCAGTTCGCGAAGGGGTAGTCCATGAGCGACGTCGAAACCGACACGCGCGACCGGGTGATCCGCCTGGAGACCCAGATGGAGCACATGGAAAAAACCTTGGCGAACATGTCCACCAAGGTTGATTCCATGCACGCCCTCCTTCAGCAGGCGCGTGGCGCGCGCTGGTTTTTGGTCGGGATCGCAATGGTGATCGGCGCGGCCGGCGGCTTCCTCGTGAAGCTCGGCACGATTGTCGGGTGGCCAGTGAGATAGCCGGCCATCACATTTAATTGGCACGCTCAACGTCCGACATAATTGTGTAACCAGAGGGGGCTTTGAGAATTAGCGCGGCGGTGTATAATAATTATGGTCTCCGTCTCATGTCGTAAAACGACTGCGCTACTTCAATATTTTTAATTTCCCTATCTCGTTCAGCCTTTGAAAAATATGACGTATCCTCGAACAAATCCTTCGCTTCAGAAAACTGTCCGATATCAGTAAGGTAGTGTGCCTTTGTCTCCAGAAAAAATCTGTAATTTGATCGGCCTTCAGATATACTGTTCCCGTGAACCATCTTGTCCATGGCTTGAAGGGCTTCGTATGCTTTATTTTTATTTCCAGCCTTCAAAAAAATCTCCGCCTGCAGTCGCCTAACTTCAAATATCGTAGGAGTTTTCGATGCGGCGATCGAAATCAGTGATGCTGCGGCATTGTTGTCGCCTCTCAAATGCTCAAATTCGGCCCGTCGCGTCGTGTAAAATGAACGGCCGTTTTCTTCACCGACTCGCTCGAGCTTTGAAAAAAGGTCGGACATCTCGTTGGACATAGTCTTTGAATTTGACTTCCTTATGAGAATTGTTAGCAACATGTCTATCATATAGACGTTGTTTTGCGAAAATCCGTATGCTTTGCGAGCTAACGTCTCAGCCTGTTCTAGATCTCCTCTATAAAGAGCTATCGCTGCCAGCTCTCGTATTGCTGATATATTTCCCTCATATAAATCATACGCCTCTTGAAATAAATCGTGGGCGGCTGGAATCAGCCCCCTCATGCGAAGCTGAAATCCCTGAAGATATTTTACATTGCTGCGTATCCAGTGATCCTTGGATCGTGCCTGCAGTTTGGCGATCGCGCGAGTGAATACAGGGTCGTTTCCCGTTCGCGCCGCAGCAAGACAAACAGAACGGCAAGCGGAGATCAGTCCATTTGTTGAGAGGCGTGCTTCGCCCTTGAGAGCTTCCAGGCCGAATCGGATACTCTCTAGCCAATCGCGCTGATCGTAGCGGAGTTTCGCTAGCCAGACGTAGTGAGAGGGCAGCAAGAATGCGGCAGCCAATTCGGTTAAAGCCTCTCCGCTTTCCACGCTGGCGAGGACAGCCGAATCGACGAGCGAAACTGGCGCGGTTCCGTCTTCTATCCGAAGGCTCAGCGAGTGAGCCACAACTGAGGTGGCTTGCACTTGCAGGTCGGGCGGCATCTTGATGCGCGCGTCTCGTTCAATCGCTGTCCTTAAGGCGGGAGATAGGCGAAAGCGATCGCCTTCGCTATCTACGACATGTAGAAGCGTCAGCTTCTGCAGGCAGTCCGACAAAACATCCGGAGCAGTTTTCAGAGCCGCCGAAATGGTATCAAAATCTAATACCGGAATGTTCTTCAAAATTGTTAAAACGAAGCAATCGACATCAGAAAGATCAATTTTTTCAATATACTCGGATGTCTGGAGATGTTTCCATTCGATATAATTTGAGGGGTTTGCCAAAAACGCTTTGACGCCAACTTCATGAATATCTTCAACTATTCGATAGATATTGAATGGGTGCCCGTCTGTAAGGGAAATAATTTGGTTTAGTGAATTTTCGTCAATTTCGACGGATTTCCGTTTAAGAAGGGTTGATGTTAATCTAAACGCGTCGCTCCATTCCATAGCCGTGATGGGTAGAAAGGCGACGTCCGGGAATTGTGTACGATAGCGCTTGGGCACCATTCGCGGGGAAATGAATGTGGCTGGTGGATGTGGGCGAGCTTCGAGGTGCTTGATTAGCATCGTCATTTCAGGTGTCAGTGCGCCCGCCTGTGTAAGGACGCCGCCTTCATCAATCAAAAATGCCGCTTCATTGCTCGGTAGTAGAGAATTTAATAGATGAGCGGCAATGGTCATTATTTGATCGGCGCTCGAAATTGAAATGCTCGTCATTCTTGTTCTCAGATCGCTGACTGAAATTGTAGGTCTGAGCTCCCTTAGAATGTTGAAATATAGTTCATATGCGCCATCATATTTAGATATATGGACTTCAGGAAATATGCGTCCCACATGTGTAAAATGATTTTCGTAAAATTTAGCTGCGAGAGACCGCCGGCCAGTTCCAGAATTGCCAGATATATAAAGGCATTTTAGTGGAGGTCGTTGGTAGTCGGAGGCCTGTGCTTCGAGATTCTTAAGTTCGTCGGTCCGTCCAACAAAAGGGTGTGTGAAATGTTCAAGCTTATTGGACGCGGAAACTAGTTGCCCCATTATAAGGCGGGCGGATGCTTCTGGCGTGAGAGATTTGCGAACTATATTGTAGAATTTAATATTATCGCTCGCCAGAGTGAAAGCCTCATCATCGAGGCAAATTGCTATAAAGCGAGAAATGGAGCCGCGCGCGAGAAATTCGGTTCCAAGCAATACCTCGAAGTCAACATAGGAGGATCGTACGGATGAGCGTGACAGAAAAAGGCAAAATAGATCGCACCGCTTCAATGCCGCCTGAATTGCTGCGGAGTTCACAAGCCCCGCATCGAATGTGATCGAATCTAACTCATACGTGCCCGCCCGCATGGTTTCAGCGACAGCCTCCACGAAGCCCTTGTCTAAGGACGAATGAGAAAGAAATGCTCGCAAATCTACCTCCCCCAGGCGTGGCCGCGAGCTGATCCTACGACATTGCCTGGCCCATGGCCTAGTGCCTGGTGCCACGCCAGGAGTTTGGACCCTATCAGCTTGCCCTGACCCCCTATATCTCGTGGCCGGTTCTCCTTTTGTTCTCAT